TTCCGAGGCTTACCGCCTGGGATAGCTTTTCATTAATCTGACGCTCATAGAAGTTGCGCACGTTATCCATGATAGCGCTTGCCTCGTCCTGCTTCTGCTTCAACTCATCACGCCAGGAACGCTGCTGCTCGCGCAATGCCTGTTTATGTTCACGTGCCTCCCGCTTCGCAGCACTGATCGCATCTTTATCAGGTGCATCATTTTCAAGTGTACCAGGAGTATCCTCTTCCCAAGGAACATAGTCTTTCGGAACGAACGGACTGAAATAATCGTTAATTTCATCCTCTTTATTCTGCTCCCTATTTGTTGCATTATAAAGATAACGAAGACGAGATAACAACTCGTAATCACTGTCACGTGTAGCTCCATTTTTATTTTTGCGGTCATAAGAATATTCACCCGTTTTAAAATTGAACTTAATATCCTTATTTGCTCCACCCAGCTTTCCATTGACATAAGTATTTTTTAAGGAGCCTTTTATCAAGTAAGAGTATGCTGCATTAGCATCTGCACCTTTTTGGAACCATCGAATAATATCCTTTACCGTGAAACCACCATACTTAAAATCGTTCTCACTGATATATTTCTTAACCATGTTAGCAGCAGCAAGTCTGTCTTTCTGATAACCAGGAAGAGCGTCCTGCTTTGCCTCCTCACGGAGTCGGTAGTAAGTGGCACGCTGAATTTCCAAAGAAAGAGCACTATAATGCTTACGCAGATCATCCACACTCTTGATTTCAATACCAAGTTTGTTAATGTACTGACGGAAATCCTTGTTAAATCGAGCAATCTGAGTATTGCGGTCTTTCTGCGAAAGATTGACAGCTTCGAGAGCTACCTTATAAGAATGCAGTTTTCGGGTCAAATCATCCGTCTGCTTCTCAGCTTCGCCTAATTTATTCTTCCATTCGCCAGCCTTACGCTTTGCCTCAGCTTCAGCTGCTGCTGCCTCGCTTGCGGCATTGGCATAAGAATAGAATACACCGACAATCGTAACAAGAACGCTTGCCAATGCTACGTATGGATTTAATTTCGTAACAGTGTTAAAGCCTGCCTGCGCCTTTGCTGCTGCCCAGATAGCCTTGCCGAAGTCCCACATAAATGCAGCCGCTTTCCAAATACCCAGACCAACCAGATAATTCATGATGAGCGGCAAAAGGGTAACGAATATCTTGCAGGAGGTGATAACCATTGAGAGAGCACCTTGCAGAGTACCTTTAAAAATAGGACTCTGAAGTATCATCTGCGACATATCGTACCAAGCCTGCGCCATAGCCTTCACACTTTCCACGCCATCAGGGTTGACAAATGCCTTTTCCCAAAGGTTATTGGCTCTATCCAATATACCTGCTGCTGACTGCTGCTGCATCGTGTACTCACTGGTTACAGCCGTCGCCTCCTCGAATGCCTCCTGAGATTCGTAAAGATGGTCTTTCAGCACATCTACGTTCTTAGACATAGTTACCATAGCGGTAACGAGTCGCTGGCCATCGGAGCCAAGGTCTTTAAAGATACTGCCCAAAGCATTCATATTGCCCTTGTCACGCATCTTCTCTAATACAAGAACAATAGCATCCATGGCGTTACCAGCAGCATACATATTCTTGATGGTACCCTGCTGAATGCCCAAATCCTTCTCGATAAGGTTATGGTTCTTCTGCAAGGCTACGATAAACTTAGACATAGCCGTAGCACTCACTTCCGGCATCAGGAAGAGAGAATCAGATGCAGAACCGAGTGCCAACAACTGGTCGGTAGTAATACCTGCTGTACGGCTCACACCGGTTAATCGCTTGGCAAACTCTACGATATTGCCAGATGTGGCGGTAGAGGTAGAAGCCAACTTAAACATAGCCGAACCCGTAGCAAGCATCGCTTTCTCGATACCCATCTTCGGGATAAGGCCCATCGTCTCCACCATCTTAGAAAGAGCCGGCAGCGCTTCCTCGCCCATCTCCTCGCCGATGGCTACATTGATCTGGTCGGCAGCTTTTACGAACTGAGCCATACCTTCCACGCCATACTTACCCATACCGAGTTTTGCACCCTGGTAAGCAAGTTCAGCCAAACCATCAACAGAAGTACGAGTATCTATCTTAGCCAATTCCTCAGACAGCTTATTGACATCCTGCATCGTGAGTCCGGACACCTTACGAATATCCGTCAAAGAAGAAGAGTATTCAAAGTTCTTCTTGATAGCGGAAGTAACAGTATCTTTAATAGCGTTAAATGCCTGGAAGAGACCCACGTATGCCGTAAGGTTCTTTAAAGCCGTATGCCAAGCACCACCTTGTTTCTGTGCTGCACCGGTCACATTATCAATCTCCTTTTTCAGATCTTTTAGAGCCTTCTGCTTATTCTTAAATTCCTCGTCGCCGGTATTGATTTTATTCAACTCGGCTTGTAACTGCTGATAGGCTTTTTTAAGTTCCTCGATAGAAGCCTTGCCTTTTTTGCTGCGGGCGATGACATCATTTACATCTACCACATCATCCTCCACCTGCTTGATTTCCTTATCCAGGGCTTGCAACTGCTGTTTTACCTGCTTGGCTGCATCGGAAGATGGAGCCAGCTTGCCAAGTTGCTTATTCAGTTCGGCAGACGCGGCTTTCAGATCATCAAGAGAGGCGGTCTTCATATTACTAAGAACCTCATTCAGTTTCTCAGCAGACATGGCAGACTTATCGGCATTATCCTTGAACGCACTGAGGCGTTCGTCCAACATACCAAGAGCTTCCTTTATTTCCGCTATCTTGACAGTTTCAAAAGGAGAAGTATTGCCCAATTCCTTCTGGAGATAGCTTTTAGACCATTCCAGGTCATTTTTAGTCGGATTGCGAAGGGAACCCTCTTTATCCAACAATCCATCCTGTCGAGCCATCTTCTGAGCGGTATCATAGTTACGCTCGAAAGGCGAGTTGCTGGCAACATCTGCCATTCGGGTCTTCACGCTGTCGATTTTCGCAGCCAGGTCTTCCCATTCCTTAGAGAACGGCTTCATCGAAACTTTAGCCTCCTGAAGAACTCTGAGCATATCCTGCAAACTCTGCTCAGACTGCTCGCCTAAAGTTTTCAATCGCTCATTCGTTTCAGTAAGAGAAAGCTCTTCCTTTACCTCCTTCGCCTTACCCGTGAGTTTAGCCAGACTCTCCTCTGCATCGGCAATAGAGATAGCGTATTTTTTCCATTCCTCGCTACCGATATGCGTCTGCGCCTGAAGAAGTCTGAGGGTATTGATAGCCTCACGAACCTCACCTTCGGTATGACTATCCATAAAGGTAATAGTGTCCTTGGCATCCTTTTCGGACATTACCTGCTTCACTTCCTTTACCTTACCGGCAAGCGATGCAAGCCGCTCCTCTGCCTTGGCTATCTCATCAGCATACTGCTTCCACTCGTTGCCACCGATATTACTCTGACCCTGTGCCTGTTTCAGGGTATTGATGGCAGTCTGGATTTCAGTCTGCGAATGGTTCTTCATCGTGTCGGTAGATGAAAGCATCTGTCTTGACGATGCTACCTGCTGCTTGAACTGAGCCTGACGCTTGGCAGCAGCTTCGGCAGAAACGGCGGCATTGCGCTTATTCTGCTCGGCGGTAAGCATCTGCATCACCTGCTCCTGCTCTTTATACTCCTTCGTACCGCGTCGGGTATAGTCCATAAGGTCTTTCTGCTGTGCAATAGCCTTACTGAGCCATTGGTCGCTTTGCGTACCGATGCTTGCCAATCCCTCACGTATCTTTACATACTTTCCTTCCAGCAGACGTATCTGGTCGCCTACTGTCTTCATCATCGCACGGATGGAATTAGCCTGCTCCAGCTCTGCCTCCGACAAGCCTTCGAGCTGACGCTTGCCGTCGCCCAATGCACGGCGAAGTTGACGGAGCGAAGTATTACTGAGCTGGTCCACCACGCTCTGTAAACGCTCATTGGCAGAAATATCCTTAATCTGTGCAGAAGCCAGCAAATCATACTGCTTCTTCAAATCATTGATGGTTGCAACGAGGGCTTTATATGGGTCAGTGTTCGGCTTCAGGGTTTTCAGCTTCGCCTGAGCCGCATCTAACTGGTCGGATATACCCGCTGCTGCCTCCTGCAACTGCTTCAATACCTGGAGCGGTTGCTGGCCGTTGAGCGTGATGATAGCCTCTGTTTTATTCTTTGCCATTGCTTTTTTATTTTTAATGTTTATTTTTGGGGGATATGAGACCGACGAAGGAATCGCCGGGAACGGAGGTGAGAGGGGTTAATCGTCTTTGCCTTCCAGGGCATTCATTATCTGCAACAAACCTTGATAGCCGTAGTAATCGGCAAGATGGTTTTCATATCTCGTTTTCAGTCTTCTCACCGTTCGCATGATAGCAGGACGGTGAGATTTACCTGCTCTTCTATCCCACTTGCCGATATATCGGGTTTTGAACTTGGCTTTTTTCGAGCGGTCCACCTTATCGGCAGTGATATGGGCTGCAGGGTCACGAGGATCACCCGTCAAACCTACACCAATATCCACATAGCGGAGATAATCGTTATAGCGGATTCCTACCATCAGATTACCCGTCTTTTCGTCGGCTTGATATACCGTACCTTCAAAGGATTTCTTACCTTCACCCGTGGAGTACCACATGCCGTGTTCCTCGCGGTATTTGTTCACTTTTTCGTAGCCACGATATACTTCTACCGGATAAATCTTCTGGGTATTGAAGTTGACTTCTATATCGAGAAGGGCTTGTTTCAGATATACGCCTGCCACCTCTTTCAGGGGTGCAAAAGGCGACTTGATGGGTTGGGTTCTGATAGGCATAGCTTATCCCTCCTTTCCGTCTTCTGTTGATGCAGGAATGATATATTTCTGCTCCTTCCCGCATTGGAAGTTATATAGCGGACGGATAGTCTGCCAATAGCAATCAGCAAGGAGCCAGCTCGGACCACGGAAAAGAGGGTTTACACCATAGGCAAAACTCTCTATATCGACGGATGACAATTCTATGCCCAACTTAGGCTCTTCCGTCTTGAAGTTTCTGCCCGTGATAGGACAGATACCCGTGCGTCGAAGCTGAGTGAGATAGGATGCAAGGTCTTCGCAATACTCCATCAGATCATCCGATGCAGCCTGCAATTTGCCACCATCGTATCTGCCCAATGTGGCAGAAGAGTCTTTCAGTCGGGTTAGGAAACAGACCTGATAGGTAATCAGGGCTTGCTTATCCGATTTCAGCTCTCCGGAGTTAACCACACGATAGAGCATACAGGGAGAGTGAATGATATTGGCGTTGCGAGAAAAGATATTTTCCTCATCAATATCACGGATGCGGAAGAAACTCTGGTCTTCCAGTTTCTTGCTTGTCGGGTTATGGGATAAGGGCTTATATATCGTTGCCCAATGTTCCAAAACATTTGATATTGTCATAATTCAAAGAGATTTTAACACATTATTAACTGATAGCGTACAGAAATTAAGAGATATTGGCACATTACATGCCCATTACCGGGTCTGCAGGTTTCTGCGGAATCCAATCGTCATTATCATTTTCTTTCTTCTTGTCATCTTCCGGAGTTGCCTCTACTTCATCTTTCTTCTCAGCCGATGGAGTTTCCTCCTCTTCTTCCTTCATCAAGTCTTTCAGCTTTACATTGAAGTGCCTTTCGGTTTTATCGGCTACAATCTTCTGCATCACTCTTGCCCAGGGTGCCCCATTACAGGTACTCTCGTTTTCGAGAATACTTACGAGCTGCACACCACAATAGATGGCGGCAAGATAATTAGCGAGATGGAGAGGATTTTGGAAATCGAGTATCACGGTATCTACCATCGTAGCTAAGAATATCGCAAGGATGAGGACGGAGAAATCCTTCACCATCTTTGCCATTTTCTTAGATTTCAGTTTCCCGTCAATTTTGCATCGAGGGTCTTTCTTGATAGCCTCACGATAGCGAGAATAGATGCGGCAGTTGCAGCGCCATGCCGTGTAGCAGTCGCAGACAAGAGCGAAGAAGCATACGGCAATGTAGTTAAGAGATGGTTCCAGTGTGCACCACACTAAGCCGATAATGGCTGCAAGAAACCTGGTAAGGGTTGGAATTAAACTTTGCATTTCTTTTTTCTTTTTAATGTTATCCTATGTTTTTTAATACTATGCAAAGGTAGAATATTTTTGCCCTACGATGGGGACAAAAAACTTTTGTCCCAACCATTTAGGGGCGATTTCGTAATTTTGTGGGCAGATAAAATAAATAAAAAGGCGCAAAATGATAAACGAGCAATTACAGAAAAAGATAGAGCAGTCTATCCGTCTCCTGCAAAGCGTACAGAAAAGGTACGATGGAGATATAGAACTGGCTTATTCGGGCGGTAAAGATAGTGATGTGATTCTTCAACTCGCTAAGGAAGCCGGTATCAAGTATCGGGCGATATACAAGAACACCACCATCGACCCACCGGGCACTATCGCCCACGTGAAGGAGATGGGTGTGGAAATTATCAGACCTAAAGAGAATTTCTTTCAGCTTGTCGCAAAGAAAGGGTTCCCTAATCGCTTCAGTCGTTTCTGCTGTGAGGTTCTGAAGGAATATAAAATCCTCGATAAAACCGTTATCGGTGTGCGCAAAGAAGAAAGCAGAGCAAGAAAGGAAAGATATAATGAGCCTACCGAGTGCCGATATTTTGGTGCAAAGAAAGAAGAGAACCATGTGGAGCAGATTTACCCTATCTTAGAGTGGACTAATGAAGACGTAAGGGATTTCATTCTCGACAGAGGATTGAAGCTGGCACCAGTATATTATGATACGGGGGGCAAATCGACGTTACCCGAAGACTCGGCTGTATGTGCTGCCCGCTGGCTTCAAGACACAAACGCCTTATCGAGTTTCAGAAGCATCCCCGCATAGCCAAGGCTTATCTGCGTGCCGGACAGAAATTTTTAGATACACATCCTGACTCGCCAGCAATAAGCAGATACGATAACATTTACGAATGGTTTACGCGTGATGTATTCTATGCCAACAATAAAGATTGGGAAAAGGCGAACGGCACGCTATTCGGTAAACCGGATTTCAAGAAGTTCCTAGAAGGTCAGTTTGGTATTGATTTAACATTGTAACACATAACATTTTAGATAATGAGTCAACTTACGCAGAATACCCTGCAAAGAATAGACAAGTGGCTATCAAATGGGCTGAGCATCGACACGATGTTTCCGAAACTGGAACAGAAGTATCGGATGCAGCTCTGCTACGAGTTCTATAAACGCTGGGTACAGAACAACGATATAGACCCCAAGACTACCTGCCGCAACATAGCAAGGCGCGACTATGCGCTGTTTATGGAGCAGGCAGGCAGAGGTGTGAAGGAAGCACAAGAAATGGTAATGGCGCTGCATATTGATATTGACGAAGAAGGCAATATCAGACCTCGTACCATTACCGAGCTGACAAATGATGTGGCAGTCTGCAACCACATCATCCGCTTCTTTATGACCGATGAAAGCCCTCGTCACAAGGCGATGTATCTGAACTCTGCTGAGTGGCTTATCCGTACAGGCAAGCAGCAGAACAACGACCGTGCGGTGGATAAGGGTATGCAGGCATTGGCTAACGTTTATGGCAACTTCCTGGAAGAGAAGGATGCTACTGAGGAAATGCCGGATATGAGCCGCATTGCCATTACGCAAGATGTGAGCATCGTGAAGCGTGATAGGGTGAACTATACCGATGAGTACAAGAAGAAGATGGCTCGCAAGTATGGTCTTACCGCAAAAGATATGCAGGATATTGCCGAAGAGGAAAGTCTGCAGGAGCATAATGAAAAGGTACCTGACTATATGGAGTATATGGAAGAGGTGCTGGATGATCGTGCTGAGAAGAAGGAAGGTGAAATGGAAATTCCGGAAGAAGAAGGTGATACCGAAAAGGAAGGAGGCGATGATGAGTAAGCGCAATGGTGATCATCACTACCACAACAAGGTTCCTCCCTTTACTCCGGACCCAGAACATTACACCCGAAAGCAGCATACCTGGAAGGCGAAGGTGACATACGAAACAGAAGATGCCGCCTGGGAGTTTCTGAACCAAAAACCAGAACTGAAGGCGCAAGGGTATGTAGCGTATCAGTGCAAGACTTGCCAGAAATGGCATGTGGGGAGGGTAAAGGAGAAATGAGAAATTAGAAATTATATCAAAATATGGCAAAAGACTGGGTAGGCGGCAATGCTGCCGTATTTAAGACATTGGGTGCAAGCAATCACAAAAATGGTGAGCGCCAAAAAGAAGACTACTATGCCACGGAACCTGCTGCTACGGAATGGCTATGCAAGATAGAACAGTTTACCGGGGGGGTAATTTTGGAACCCTCTTGTGGCGAAGGGCATATTAGCGAAGTGTTGAAAGCTCACGGCTACGATGTAGTCAGTCGTGATTTGATAGATAGAGGTTATGGCGAGGTAGCCGATTTTCTATCTATCGACAACTTAGAATGGAACGGAGATATTGTCACCAATCCACCCTACCGATATGCCTTGGATTTCGTGGAAAAGGCTTTGCAGATTATTCCGGAAGGAAGAAAGGTTGCTATGTTCCTGAAACTTACTTTTCTTGAAGGGAAAGGAAGACGCAGGTTATTTCAAACGCAGCCACCATGCAGGGTATGGGTAAGCAGTTCACGACTGAAATGTGCTGCCAATGGCGATTTCAATGCAATGGCTAGTAGCGCAGCAGCTTATGCCTGGTTTATCTGGGAAAAAGGATATAAAGGAGAAACTATTCTAAAATGGTTTAATTGATAAAAATAGAGTTATAGAGGATGGAGTTAAATAAGATTTATAATGAGGATTGCCTGATAGGAATGAAAAAGATTCCGGACGCAAGCGTGGATTGCATTATCTGCGATTTGCCTTATGAGGTTCTGAACCGAGGTAATGAAAAAGCTCAATGGGATAATATTATTCCTATCGAACCTCTTTTCAAAGAGTATTGGCGTATAGCGAAAGTTAACGCTCCCATCATCCTTTTCTGTCAAGGAATGTTTACGGCTCAACTGATGATGGCAGAGCCTAAAAATTGGCGGTATAATCTGATTTGGCAGAAAGACCGACCTACGGGGTTTCTGAACGCAAAGAAGATGCCTATGAGAAGTCATGAGGATATTGCAGTCTTCTATCGGGCTTTGCCTACATATAATCCTCAAATGCGACAAGGATTTCCTTCTCATTCAAGAGGCCGCAAACATGGAAAGGTGAAAGGTAATACTTGCTATGGCAGCTATAGTATTGAGACTTATTCAAAAGAAGTAACAACCGAAAAATATCCCATCTCGGTGCTTTATTTCGAGAAAGAAAAACATCTCGATATGCACCCCACCCAAAAGCCAGTCGCCCTTATCCAGTATCTTATCCGTACATACTCCAACGAGGGCGACACTATCTTAGACAACTGCATGGGCAGCGGCACTACTGCCATCGCAGCAATCCGTGAAAAACGCAACTTTATCGGCTTTGAACTGAACAAAGAATATTACGACAAGGCTTGCAAACGCATTCAGCTCGAAATGGCGCAGCCTTCTCTGTTTTGAAATCAACATACATTCAGGATAACAATTTTACTATTATGCAGCAACCACATCAGATTTACTTAACACGATTTCAGCAACAATCGCTATATATGGGTGCGCGAGACGAGAGAGATATTGCAGCTCGACGCACAGGAAAGACCGATGGTCTTGTAGCACCCTACGTATGGATGACCAGCAACTCCATGCCGGGTATGCTGGGCGCATGGGTAGCCGTATCACGACAACAGGGCTTCTCGAAAACCATACCGGGTACCATGGCGGCAATGGAGCGAATGTTCGGTTTTCAGATAGGCATTCACATGGGTTGGGGGCGACCACCCAAGCATGTGCGCCCTTCTATCTTCAAACCGAAAAGCTATGAAAACATCATCTGGTTTGCCAATGGCGCACAATGGGCATTGATTTCTCTCTCACAGACGGCAAGTGCCAACAGTTACACTTTTAGTGCATGTGTGGGGGATGAGTGCAGGTTCTTCCCGAAAAAGAAGGTGGATGAGGAGTTGATGCCGGCATTATCAGGACAGACACACCCGCTGGGCGACATCAACTTTTCTGACTACAACCCTCTCTATCGCTCTACCCGTTTCGTGAGTGATGCCTCGCTCACGGCAAAAGGCTCATGGCTGGAGCGTGAGGACGAAAAGTTAGACTTGGAAATAGAGACGGGTAAGTTTAAGGGCAAGACCTACCGATGGGTGCAGGGCGAGCTGGAAGACTATGCCGACAAGGTAATCAGATATAACGACCTGCTCTATAATGCCAAGAAGACGAGGCACACGCCTCACGTAGTACCAGCAGAGGTAAAGACAATGATCCGTGCCGTGGCGCTGAAAATGCTGAAGCATGAAGGTATGTTCCGTATTCTGCCTAACCATGGTAAGAAAATCACCAAAAACATGGTGGATATGGCAGTGAACTACAAGTTAGTTACTGCCGAGGATGCCGAACTCATCTATGATTACGAATATCTGATTACGCCGGAGGAAGATTTTGAGATGCAGATGTTCCTGCGTTCCAAAAAGTTTCAGGACGGGTATCTGAGAGAGTTAAGGCGCTCCGCTTTCGTGGTAAGAAGAGCATCTACCCTTTCGAATGTGGACGTTCTGGGTGAGGAGTATATCCGACAGATGAAGCGTGATCTTCCACCCTATACGTTCATGGTCTCGATATTGAACGTAAAAATTAAGAAATCGAACGATGGCTTCTATTCTAACCTGGATATAGATCATGTGCATGGTTATATCCCCGATGAGATTGACCCGCTATCTCAGGCTAATTTCCGCACAGAAAAGGCTACGGGCATTATCGGTGGCAAGAAGATTACTTCAGAAAGCTATCAGCCGGACTTGAAGGAGCTATCCGAAAGAAACGACTGCCGTATGGATGCTGACTGCGTGAACGACCTTCCTCTCTATCTCGCATTTGACTATAACGCCAACATCAATACGTTGGTGGTAGGTCAGGTATATCAACGTGACGGAGTGGAGGCAGTCAATGTTATCAAGAGCTTCTATGTGAAGAACGAGCGCAAGCTGAGGGAGTTGATAGATGATTTTTCTCGCTATTATGCGCCAAAGAGAGCCGTAAACCGTGATGTGGTTTACTTCTATGACGCTACGGCAAAACAGGGTGCCTCGTATGCGCTGACAGATGAGCGATTCTATCAGGCAGTTATCAAAGAACTGGAGCGCAATGGTTGGAATGTGACGGCGATAGATATGGGTGTGCCAGAGAAGCATGAGGTGAAGCACCGCATCATCAATAATGGTCTTGCCGGCATAGAATATCCCGCCATCCGCATCAATCAGCTTAACAATCCCGACCTGATTATTGCCATGCAGCTTTGTGAGGTAAGTATCGGCTATCAGGGATTCCGAAAGGATAAGAGTCAGGAGAAAAAGCCGGAAACGGAAGAAAATCTGCCATTGCAGCAAAGAACTGACTTTACCGATGCCTTTGACTCTCTATATTTAGGATGCAAATTCTGGCGAGGCAATATCGGTTGGTTCGTACTGCCGGACGGAAGGAACGTGTAATAAAGGGTTAAAAAGTAAAAAGGTAAAAAACGAGGGGCGGGTGTCATCGCGACACCCGCCCCTCTTCCTCAACAGTAATGAAATTGGTATTATCTATCTGTATATTTCAATACATGAGAACTTATGAAGAAAAACAAAGATTCCCGCGTTTCACAACGAAGGAGTTCCTTAAATTCTGTTTAACCATAAAATTAAAACTACTATAAATAAAAACATTAAGTAGATATTGAGAAAACACTACAAGACTATTTCTTCTTTTCAGCCTGCTCACTGAGATACTTTTCCCGAAAGTTCCGAAAGATAGTCTCATGCAACTTCATATCTTCCGGACTTAACTTTCTCCACTTCTCGCACCACTTCACCTTTTTGGTACTGTGGGATATGCGATAAACGGAGGAGATAGGGAAACTGGTTAACGTTTGCCCCATTTCAGGATCATCATAACTGACGCTAACCATCGGAACATAAACTTCATAAGTACATGTTCCCAATCCTCCCATCGAAAGGAAACGTTGTCCATTCTCGTCTGGAATTAGCTGAATATCGTCACCACAATATCTATTATTGATAAGTGACTCAAAACTGTGGTTATGCAGTTGAATATACCTTCCATCAGTGAAATAGATTTCCACTACAACTTCTCGATAATTACCACATTCCTGGTCGAGGTTTACAATCTCTTCCCATAGGGTATTATTTTCAAAGTTCATTTTACCGGCAGAGCCTTCCATAAACGAGTAAAACTCATTCATCAGTTGCAGCATCATCTGCTTTTCTGTTTCATTCATATTCTTATTTTCTGTTTGCAAAGTTAATAATTTAATATTAAATGGTGAGGACAAAGGATTTTAAATTTCCTTTACCAGCAACAGCCGATCGTTTTCGTTCAATGCCTTTACATGATAGCCAAGGCGTTTATACCATTCGAGAACGAAAACCTCGGTATCTTTATCGTTCCACTCCAGTTGCACTAATTTGCAGCCAAGTTTCTTGGCTTCCCGCTCTGCGGTCTCCATCAGGAGGCAAGCCGTTCCCCGCTTGCGGTATTTTTCATCTACCCAAAGGTTGTAGATAGCGCAATCGGCATACTGGTAATACTCATCCTTGTATGGTCCAGGCTTTGGTATCTCCACCTGTACGGTACCATGGTTGATTTCATCCACGATAATAATCTTTTGGGATGACTCCCAATTTTGAATTTGTATCATCATATCTTTTCTATAAATTATAGAGACTACTTGCTAATCACATAAACACCATAGGCAAATCTTCTTTCATTTCTACCTTTAAGCCATGACTATCCATAAGCTGCAGACAAACGGACTCTGTAAGATTTTGCCAGTCGATATGATCCTCGTCCTCGTCAGTTAATGGAATAGGTAAGGAATCTTTGATCTTCATAAACAGGTCTTGTACTCGCTCCGTCCTCTTACTTAGATAAGCCTTATAATCGAAATACCCAAATACGAGACCTTCCTGGAAACCATCAGAACTGCAATAAGGTGTTCTAACACGCGTCCATCTTAACATATGGAAATGAGAAGATTCTACTGCCAAGAGAGCATGGAAACGCTCTAAAGCTATTGCTTTTGCCTTGTCGCGATTGAGAGCTTTCAGATAAAATGAAAAACAATCACCTGCACCTTCTCTAAGCGTAAAACTTACCGCATCGAAATACCTATCAGACTTGCATAAATCGTTAACAAGAACGCTCTTGACTTTTGAGGATTTACTTATAAAAACATCAATTCCGTACCAGTTTTCCTCTCGAAGCTGCTCCTCGTCATCAATATTATATCGTTCAATAGCCCTATCATAGGCTTTGTTAACAAACGAATTTGCTTTCTGTTTATCAGAAAACACTCCATCGACGTGGTAATCGCTATACTTACCCGATGTTACCACATAAGCGATTTTAGGCTCATCAAGAGGAGCCACAAATAGGGCATAGAGGGAGGTTGCAGGAACCCGATTTAAGTTAACGATATACTCTACATCATATAACCCAGGATGACTTGCAGCAAACTCTCTGCTCATCTCAGGAGTTCCTTCGTATAAGGGAATACCATTCATCTCGAAACCGAAATGATCAAACACCTTTGGTCCATATTTATCCATAGCGAACAATACTGGTCTCTCTTGTTCACCTTTTACGTCTTCGAGGTACTTTCCCTTTGCCCATTCTATTGCCTTGTAGAAATCTTCATCGAGATACATATAGCCGAAGTAATTATCTCGGAAATATTCTTTTCCTTCTTCAGACAAGGTTTGCGCCTTGAAATCGAAGAATTGTTCTTGGTCCATGTAGTTCTCATACAAATCCTGCAAACCATCTACGATAAAGAGAGACATATCTTCCGCGCAAACGACAAACGGCTTACTGAAATCAATGTTGAAATCCTCATCGGTAATAGGATGCCAAAGGGATTTTTTCTTTTCTTCTTTTGTGTATAAACTCATAAATTTTATATCTATTTAAAATCATTAAAATGCGTCTTTAGTATCACAATCTTTTCTAAGATTGTCATAAAAATCCTTTGGACACATACAGTCCCAGAAGTTATCTGCTGGCTCATTGTATCTGTTGCCAAAGAAATCACAGGCGCAGTTTACGCTTGTCTGGTTGAAAGCGATCACCTCTATATCATTTATGCTGTGAGCCTTAATAAAGGCACTCAGTTTTTTGTATTGTTGTGGATATATACCTCCACACTCATCAGCGACAACCTTTAAGCATTCAAGGTAAACTGGTATATCCTCGCCTAAAACCTTTGCAAAATCAAAGGTAGATCTAAATACCATCATTTCCTCATAAGTTAAGCGGAAATCTTTCTGTAGGTCCTCGATCTCCTTTCTGGATGAAGCATAGAACCATCGACTTGCATATTCACCTTTTGCCTGTTTTTCCTTCACCCATTCCAAATCCAGCGGTTTCCCATCAGCTCCTACCGGTACGTAAGATGGAAGGTATTTCTTTTCCAAATACATCCAAAGGTGAGGCATTCCACCCCAAGCGTTTGGAACCTCTATAGCAAGCTTCCAGCACTTTTTCTTCTTCATTTTAACGTATATTTCAAACATGGTCTATTGCTTTAGAATGCTTAGTTAACGATTAAATGTATCCTATCCTCATAATCCGCGACAATCTCTATCGGGCGGAAATGCGCATTCAGGCATATCGCGAGAGCGTCACCTATCGGACCCTCGTACACGGACTAAAGGTTGAGAGTATCTGGAATGATGTTGTCAATACTTACCTGACAGAACTTATCAATGACGGTGCCCACAAGGTCGCCTATCCTCAATGATGAAGGGTGCAGCTTCTTATCCTCTTCCTTGCTGAGATGAGGGATAGAAACTTTTTGCTTCTTTCCAATAAGATAAGGAGTCACAACGCTCTTATGCTTGGAATAGTCCTCTGTAAAACCATCATATTTGATAGTAAAAGCATTCACCTTTCCTATTAAATCAAGAGGCATTGCCTGAATAACTTCGGCAAGACTGGGCTTGAACAATTCCTTTGCGCCATAGGCATGTTCTGCCTCGAAAGAAAGGAACGTTTGCTTTACTTCCTTCTGATGATCATAATCAAAAGACGGGTCTTTCCAAATGCAAGACTGATGAAAAACATCTACTCTTGGATATTCCAAAAGCACATATTCATCCGACTCCTTGGGGTTGCGCTTGAAGCAAATAACATTGATACCTTCCGCTATCTTCTGTATCTGCTCATGAGTAAGTTTTATCATCTCTTTTCCTTCCATATAAATTTATGATCCATACAAACATCAAAACATGATGTTTTTTCCTTATGTTTAACACACCATGCAGAGGCACGATGGTCATCGTCAACATCGTACCAATAACAATTACCACAGAACTGATATACTTCACCGTACATACGACTATTGCTTCTTTGATTTATAAATACTTTCTAGACTATTGCCTGTATCGAACTTGTTGCCAACAACCTCAAAAAGCTGGAGGCAGCTATCTTTTTCTGAAAGCTCGAACAGATATAAATCTGTGTTCTCTGTGCCATTTCTCCGAATGAAGAACGCACCGCGGTCGAACATCACCGTAAATCGGGCGTGGCTTTGTGTATGTTCGAGAATATCGCCTTCCCAAATTTCTTTGCCTTCACAGTCTTTCAGTCCTGTAAACTGGCAGACGGTAGAAGGGTCAACTCTATGCACTATTGGTACATCAGAAAATTCATCACTTGGGTAACTTATGCCAACATAACTTGTGCTATGTACCAAGTCGCCTTTTACCCATTCTCCGTTGTCAAGACGCTTAGCCTTAAACTTTATGTTTCCTATTTCCATAATTTATACCCTTCCTTTTTAAGACACTCTTTGGCTGCATCTACACTGGCAAACTTTATCGGACGACCACAACTGTCCGTTATGTACTTATATTTCTGCCACCAAAACTTCTTATACTTGACGAAGTATTCAATATCGTCACAAAAATGCGGAAGCTTTTCACCGTTGAAATATCTGGGCTGACGAACCACATCAAACCGTACCTTAATCCGCTTTTCATTTCTAAAGTAAAAATACTCAGCTATCTGCTCCATCAACACGATAAGGGATATAACGAATATCGCTAAAAGTACGATCTGTAAATTTAAACATTGTGCAAGTATCATACGCTTATCTATTTAAATCTAATTACGAACATATACTTATCAAGCCACTCTTCAGGGCACATGCCTTTTTTAGGCTTGCCTACAGTAATTTCATCAATCTCTCGCTCGATATACGGCTGATTATCTTTTGGATAACCGGAAACGAAATGGACATGAGTATAGGGCTGCAATACCTTCTGACGATATGCTCTATCTTCCGGACTATCGGAAGCATGGGTACCGCCTTGACAGACGTAGCCGTACATGAATGCTCCCTTCTCACGAGCAATATTGATGTTGTATATCAATTTTATTCTATTGGGTGCATCTTTTGCTATCAGACGCATTACCCAGTAAACAGAACACTCCCTATACTCCTCTGTCTTTTCGCCGCTAACTATCTTCTGATACCACTCATCGGCAAGATGAAAGGTCAATATTTTCTTTTCCATAATTTACCTATACTGCCTATAATTTTATGTGATTTATGATAATTATCGAGGAAAATTTGCATCTGCATTCCTACGGAACAAGGAGTATCAGCTTCAAAGGCTTTACCTATTTTCCGCATTTGCGCTGCTATGTTAGGGTAAGGAATGCGATACCTGCTGGAATTTACAGGAATGCTATCCTCTTCCCATTTTCGTAACTAAGACAGTTTCGGTATTCCTGGTATGACATTGCTCCAATATCTCCGCTTTCCATTATAAAGCACACCAGGACTTCCCCGCTACTATAAGTTATAAAATGAGCTTGTATCTCCGGCAGATGATAATGACACCAAGGCTTTTTCAGCTTCATGGCATCGGGGATTCTGTATGAAGGGTACGTATATCGCACGGCAAACGGAATAGGGCTGCGATATGGCAATACGCATTTTGTCAACTCGCAAGCATCACGAAGAAGATCTATTAATTCTGCATCAAATGAAAAATGAAATTTCATCTTGAGTGCAGCGGTTCCGTCATTCTCGAATATTGAATAGCTCGTTACGGCATCCTTTTTATCTGAAACGTCAAGACAAACTGCATATTTCTCCCAACCATCTTTTATAGAACCATCACTTTCGTTAAGAAGGTGCTCTCGGGGAACAATAAAAACTTCTGAACCAAGTCCAGCGTAAAGCGTATAGTTCTCCTCAGATTCTGTATTCTTACGTTTTGTGTAATCATCCATATTGCTATCAATTTACTTTTTAAATTTCTTGAAACCAGCAACGGCTTCCCCCTCATACCAATATCCGCTTCGAGTCTTGATGAGCATATCACTCTCCCAGTCGAACACGTAAAGGTTTTCTACGATATACGTAGGGTTCGATTTCCAGCCGCGCAAATACTGCTGAAGAAGCAGCTCTGATACCTGCTCCTTAGTAAGGAGCGGTGCTTGTTTACTCTTTGTTCCCATCTATCTTTTTCATTTGTCCGTCCTTGAACTCATAACCGATTTCACGCAGTTTAGATTCCAGCATCTTGACTTGAGCCAGGGATGCCAGGCGGATTTCTACACCATCAAAGTTATTAGAAACGAGACAGGGAGCGATAATGTTGGCAAAGCCTTTTGACTGCTCGCTATGCGCGGCATCTACATTATCATCGCCCACTTGAAGCGTATCGCAAACGTCAGCACTCTGCAATGAGAAGTGAAAGGTAACAATCCTGTTCTCACGCCATAGATTACTCTTTACACAGATAAAATCTTTATCCTTCGTGTTGTACTCTCCGTGTGTCAAGAGGTAAATCATACCTTCCTGCAAGTCTTCCGGACGAATAACTATAGTACCAATATTCTCTCCATACTCACAAGGCTTAACGCGATACTTACAGTTCTCTGTATCAATATCGCAATCCTCTGGGTCGAAATCTCGCCAATCAGGTTCCTCCAATAAGCGATATTCCACCGGCTTCCCCTCCTTGATGGCTTGCAGCACCTGCAGCAAGCCATCAACATCAAATAAATAATTTTTCTTCATAACTATTTTTTACTTATAAATACGGATAAGACTAGAGATGCAGAAATCGTAACTTTTATGTACTGGCTCTACGTAGCTAACTTCTGGATCCTGATTACGACGTATATCGTTTATTTCCTCTAGGGAATAAGGACCAAGGCAGGATTGAGTGAAACCTATGTAAAGGATAGAACCTTCATTGTCATAGCCAGCAAGACGGCCGAGAAAATTTCTTTTCGCACTACCTGCCATAATCAGAACTTCACGGCCATGATAAAGGTGGTAAATCTCCTTAACTGTCAAACCGGAAATATCCTCAAACTCGGAATCGCCAAGCGCAGGCGTATTCTTCTGCTCCGTTCTCTCCTCGATAGGCTCTACCTCTAACTTGACACGCAATTCTAATTCCTCACGCTCTTTTCTACTTTTTAGAACTCTGAGCTTTGCCTTTCTCCAGTTATCAGCCCAGCCAAGGAGCAAAAGACCAACGGAGAAACCAGCCAGCACCACGATGATTGCCTCCAGGCAGCAATCGTATATCTCCTGCGATAAAACGCAAGGGTGGGAACAGATGTTCTTCAGCTTGCCGAAACCATAAATAAGGACAACGGCAAGGATAGGTACCAGTGCCGCCAACAGGTTAACACCGATAACCTGAGCGTAATACTTCAATTTACTTTTCATCATTTTCTTTTTGTTTTGAATTATAAATCTTTTTTATTTCATCAAGATTTCTGACACACAAATCTCGATAAACACCTTCAAAAGTTTCTGCCTGTTTATACATGCTGTCCTTTACCATAAAACGGCAATCAAAAACGCGTGCCAGGGTTTTAACCGCAACAATAAAACCGACAAACTCGTTGGGATCATATCTATCTTTCTTGATAGGAGATTGAGCACCGATACGTATCTCGTCCGCAGTCTCGTATGTTTTCTTGATTACTTCCGATGCAGTATGAATACTTGTTATCGGCTCTAGAGATACAAAGGTCTTAATCTTGTATTCATCGTGCAACTTGCGTAAAGCTTCGATGCGCTTCTCTGTAGAAGGAGCATTAGGCTCCAGCTCATCTTTACCGGTGATAGTGAAACCGATGGTGAGGAGTGCATGATGATTTTGACAACAGATAAGTTTTGGATATTCTTCAAGAAGGAGCTTCCAGCTATCTTCCTTTAACCACGCTACATTCTTAGTCAACAGCGTTACAGGAATGCCATATCCGAGAAGTTTTTTTGCCGCGACAAATGTATAATGCTGCGCATTCTCGTCAGTATCGAGCGGGTCACATGTAAACGACATGAATACGCCTCCGTCTTCTATCAGACGAAAGATACCAATCATTCTTGTATCATTGTATATCAAAGAAAGAATAGCTACATTGGTGCAATTCTCGATAACTCCGTATGGTATCGGATCGTGCGCAGTGAGTTTTTTGCGTTCCAAGAAATAATTAATTTGTCTGTCGCGCGACTTGACGATAGGTGCTGCCAGTTCCGGCTTATCACCAAAAACGTGGCTCAATACCCCTCTGCGGTTATAACAATATGTGCAGCCATTAGAGCAACCATGGTATAGATTGATTGCCCACTTAGCATATTCACCAGCCGCACCCCGCGGCTGGTAAATCAATGCTCCCTTTACAGGAGTTTCTTTCGTTTCTGTTTCCATACGCTATTTTTCTTTATTTTCTAAATCCTCACTCTGTTCAAAGTTCTTATTCCAACAGATAATGGTACCTTTTTCGGGTACTCTACACACGAACCCTGGGCAGCACCAGCAATCGGTTGAATCTGTTCTAACAGGGCAGTGGCTCTCTTCATCCTTTTCTCCGTGAGGACAAGAAATGTTCTTGGGATACTCCGTAGCTACGACTTTCACCCTTTCATGAATAAAACGAAGTCTGCAATGTAAGTCGTCGATCTCCTCATGCAGCCTGCCATTCATTTTTTCCAAATCGTAATTACGTCTGCAAATCCAATAATAATTGCAACTATCTACCACCCGTTCATACTGCTTGCGGAAGCGATGGTTGGTGTACTTACGGAAGAACTTAGACTTACTACCCGACTCTATAATAAGGTCAAAAATAAAGCCTGCAATCTTCTCCTTTACCTGTTCTATATTTATCTCCATACGCTACTTTTCATTATCACTATTAATAAGATCCTCATACTCTCCTATCGTGATTTCCTTGAAATCAGGATTGGATTTCTCGGCTCGAATGCTATCATCGAAGAATACAAAGTAACGATCATAGCAACGGAGAAGCTGAGTGATGGAAAAAGAGGCAGCTTGAGGAAGTTCTATGTCCAGTTCCTTCAATATCTTGAAATGATCAGTAACAGCATGGTAAGAGGCAAGCACGGCAGCGATAGCCTTGCCCTGCTTGTATCTCTTATTAGGTGCTACGGCTATATAATAGCCATCCTCCAGTTTTACACCATCAAATTTTCTCCATATCTTCTTATCCAGCGTTTCATATCGCTCGGATGGTACCCAGATAGCGGTTACTTCGTACTCTCGCAGCAAACTACTGTTAGGCTGATAACCTCGATACTTATTAAACTCGAAGCCTACAGCCTTCTTCACCCTTTCTATATAGGCTTGATACTCTTTTTCTTCAGCATCGAGAATACCCTTAATGTATTCGTAAGCCTTTGTTCCTTGTTTTGCTTCGTATAACATATCTTTTTCGTTTATTAGTTCTTAATCTTGATCTGCGACGGAATAGCAGAGGATGGGGGCGAGATAGCGGCGGTGGTGGTGGAATATCTGGCGGTTTTATAGGCTCATGCCTACCTTCAAATATTCCGGAAACCAACAACAGAAAGAATATCGTGAATGCCCAGAGAACGGTTACGATTATCTTTTCTTCCATCGATAACTCTAACGTCATTTCTTTCTTCTCCTATTACGTTTATTATACAGATACTGCCCGAAGTCTTTTGGAGTAGGAATCATCATTTCCATTAGCTCCGGATGCTTATAAATACTCAGAGGATAATCTCTATAATTTATTTCCATACGCTTATCTGTTTAAATGATTATCACAAACCAAATCACATGACGTTTCGCCTTGCGAATCGATGCACCAGCCTTGACCGTAGGCATCTTCGTTATCAAACCAGAAGCAGTTGCCACAACATTTCTCTTCTTTCTTAGCCATGCGATTATCTATTTGAATCTGATTACGAACATATTCTTTTTTAACCACGCATCAGGGCACATGCCCTTTTTGGGCTTATCTACCGTTATCTCGTCGATTTCCTTCTCGATATACGGTTGGTTATCTTTCGGATAACCGAGGAGGAAATGAACATGAGTGAAAGGCTCTAATACCTCCTTGCGGTAAGTTCTATCTACCGGACTGTCCGAAGTGTGCTTGAGTCCTCCGGTAAGGTAGCCTTGCACGAAAAGACCTCTATCGGAAGCACGATGATATTTGGCTACGCCAGCTATCACGGCTGACCTATTCGGTATATCCTTTCTTAACAGACGAATCGTCCAGAATACAGAGCATTCCCGATACTCCTCTGTCTTCTCTCCGCTAGCTATTTTCTGGTACCACTCATCAGTAAGATGAATAGTTAATACTTTCTTTTCTGCCATATAGTTTACTTTTTAATTAGTTCATACACTTTCTCTAGCACATCTGTTGGTAGCGTGCTAAGACGGCAATTTCTTATATAGCTGATGATGACATCACGCTTATGTTCCTCCTCTATCTCGGCAATCATCTGTTCTGTAGCTCTCAAAATAGAGCTGACATAAATTCCGCAGTCTCCAGCTTCAAAGCCATCCTTCTTGCGATACTTGCGGCCTTCAACTATGATGAAGTTCTTAGTCAGTCTCTCTACCTTGCAGACAGTTCTATCTTGAAATCTGCGGTATAGGATAACCTTGTCTCCTACCTTAATATCTTCTAGATTTTCCATACTCAAAACGCTTTACTTAATTCCTTAGACGATTTCTTCTTCTCAGCAACTCTACCTCGAATTTCTCTGAGAGTAGGCTTGAAGTCCGTCTTATGGCAACCACACTGACCGACACGAAACCAATAGTCAATCTTTCTTAGGTTGACAGGCTTGGCGTTTGCGAAACTATACTTCTTCATTCTTCCACCTCCTCCCAGTCAGTTGCTGATTTATCTCTCGTACCCTTAAATTTACCATAAGGATTCGCTACAATTCCATGAGTTATATGACTTTGATACATAAGGGCTTTGTTTTTAATGAAAACATATAGACCTTCTGTCCAAATTTTTCTTCTCACTTTCTTCCCTTCCTTCATTCTTCTCAGAGCCTCCGAGAAGTCAAATGTTTCCTTGCTCATACGCTACTTGTATTTATATCTGTATCTTACATCTTGAAGAATGTAATACACATCATTAAACATATTACCTAACATACGTGATACACTACTATAACGGCTATACAAGTCTTCTGTTCCAATAGAAGTCTTCGTAGTTATCTGCGCAGCTATCATTCTAAGCTCAGTATCATTGCTTACCATTACACTCTCAACTTCTTCTTAAATGTTGCAAGAATATATATTGAGCCACAGCAAGGTGTCGTAGAAGCCGTTAAAAGTGCAGCAGGTGGCATGATGTTCCATTGCACTAACTCCCAACCTTCATAGCCTTCTTGGTTGAATCTATTAGATAAAACCTGAGCTATCTCGTCAGCTTTCTTGATAACTATAGAAGTTACCATATACTCATATTCATACTTTTTCATATCTATTCTTCTTTAAGTTCAACTTTCTTCTTTCCCTTCTAGTGAGAGGGATAGAAGTCTCGATTAAACCATCATTGAAGTGTTCGCTTGGATATAAGATGATGTTTTTTGGAGGCTCGTTGATTTCCATTTCTGTCTTTTTGCCAAGAGTACCAATCTTCTCTTTGAGAGCTTTGTCTTGAATGTCACTAACTAGCAATTCAACGGCTTTTTCGTATAGTGTATTCATTTCTCACCTCCTTTTCTGTCGTATTTTGAGCCACATACCACACAATCATTGCTTAACGCATAGAGTTTGAAGATAAATGCGTTCTCTCCAATGTAAGAAGCCACAAATTCGCCATCGATATATCCTACTTCATACATCGGAAAACTTTTTTCTGCTAGAAGGTCTCCCTCGTAGATTTCCTTACCATCCTCATCTTTCAGTCCTGTAAACTGGCAGACGGTAGAAGGGTCAACTCTATGCACTTTTGGTACATCAGAAAATTCATCACTTGGGTAACTTATGCCAACATAACTTGTGCTATGTACCAAGTCGCCTTTTACCCATTCTCCGTTGTCAAGGCGTTTAGCCTTGAACTTTATGTCTTCTAATTTCATAAGCTATAATTCTTCTTTTTCCATTTCAACACGCATCAGGAAATTGTCAGCAAAGTTTTCAAAATCAAACTTGCCATCTATTGTTCCATGAAAGCGATACTTAGTGAAGCACTTCTTGCACTCACAGACCATCATGTAGCCGTAAGGAGTATCACACCATCCGATAATATTTCTAGCATGGCAACTACAACTTTTATTATCACACTCCTCTTTAGGACAATTAAGTCCCTCACTATACTCTATAGACTCCCAATTACTAATCTTCATCGGGAGCATTTCTTCCATTAAGCTTTTATCTACCATAACTATTCCCCTTTAAGTTCTACTGGGTCATCATTCCAAGATAACTCTCTTCCGATGAGCTTCTTGATGGAGCCTTGGGGAAGTTCTATGTAACTACCCTCATCCTGACATGGAAGAAATTCAATAACACCTCTATTAGGTTTATCCATGTAGATAAACTCTCTACCGTTTTTATCAACTGCTATCCACGCCATATTTACTCCTCAAACTTTTCGATTCTACGCCAATGTGTGATAGGGATATTACCCTTATGAATAACAAAACCATTTACGTCAAGAGTTTTATTAAGATTGACACTTATCACGTCTGTACCCTTTTTCTCTAATCTAAACGACTTCCATACATCATTTGGGTGTCTTTTATTACAAACAAACACTTTCTCATCATAAAGAGGCAATCTATCCTCAACAGAAATCCAATCAGACTTGGAGAGTTCTTTGATGGCTTCTCTACAGATGTTTCCTAACTTGACAAACTCATCAAATGACTTTGGTTGCCAATTAGGGTTATAACATTGGTCGCAGTATTTTAGTATTTGCTCTATCAGCTCTTTTACTTTCTTCTTATTCATAGTTACTCATTTAAATCATTAATTATTTGATAGACTAGATACATAACGAAATAATGAACAACTAAAGCACCATATATAATTACAATGAAATATTCTAATTCCATGAATTGATTACTATCATTTTTTAAAATGAAAATACTCAGCTATCTGCTCCATCAATATGATAAGAGATATTGTGAATATCGTAAGGAGCATAAGTTGTAAATCTGAACATTGTTCGAGTACCATAACTATTCCTCCACTTTCATACCAAATGGAGTGCCGTCTGCAAAGGTGTTGTCTTGATAGCTGTTTTTTGAAGCCAGCGAGATGGAGCTATCATAGGGATCTGCCAGGCCCACGTAATTGTCATCGACATAAACGATATTAAAAAGACCTTCTTTGCACTCTATCCACACAAACGGCTGATGTTTTTGCATCTCAGCCCAGCACTCTTTTTTGTCCTTAAAAGAACGATACTTAACTTCCGGCTTAATGCGGTAGCATTCGGGGCACGTTATGAGCGTACAAAGATCTATTCCTTCCCCGTCAAGATCCATATCCACCCAAACGGCTCCTTCATAAATTTGAATAGTCTTGCCTTCAGCTATTGCCTGAAACAAAGGATTCAACTTCTGGATTGTTTCTTTGTTTATTTTCATCATATTCTCTTCTTTTTATCCTCTCCCTGCTGACCAGCGATAGAATCGCTAGGGACGGAGGCGAGAGGTGGGTTATTACTTCTTGACTTGACAGGGGCAGGAGGCTGAGTGAATGCAGCAGGTGTAGCCTCTGTCGATTTTAAAGATGATATACTCGTGACCTTTTGATGTTACGGTGATGCTACTACCTTTTATGCGGTTATCATCTCTTTTAGCATTGGTGATGATCGAGTGAATAAACAGATAGAGTATAACCAGCATAAATACTGTAAATATCACATCTGAGGTTGTTGCTTTCACCTCATAAAAGAGTTTCTTTAACTTTGTCTTATCCATATCGTTTTTGTTTAATCTTCTAATAGAGACTGAGGGATCTTCAGTTCCTCACAACCGCAAAGACGGAGGAAATGTTGCAGGCCGTGAATACTGTTTGACTGCATGACTCCTACTGGTCTGCAAATATAACGTCCAGGAATCTTTGCCAAAGGATTCATAGCTGCAATTTGCGCTATCGTAGCCTTTCCTTGTGATTCACTGAGACAGGTAAAATAAGATACACCTTCACGACAAAGGCGCTGAAATTCTTCTTCGTTCTCATAATACAAATCGTAAACCACGATACGATATTCACAGCTAAAACGCTTGGCAGTAAACTTATACTGACAGGAGAATGAAGGATTTCCATCCAACGGCTTCATATCATCGCTAGGCGCAAACACCTGCGGATTTTCCTTTAACCATTCCTCTGTTATCGGCACAAGATAAAGTTCATCGTATTCTCTATAAACCGTGCGCCCAGTCTGCACAAAGACGATAGAGCAACCATCTTTATCCTGCTGGCCGATATAGGCTAACTGATTCCCCTGTGATGAGTCGTCAAGAGATACCGGAGCATAGACGTAATCGCCCAACTGAAAATCGTGCGGTCCATACTTGACGGGTTCAGAACCGCTTATCTTTATTTTATTTGCCATTGTCTTTATCTTTTTTATTTACCATACTTCCGTTTCAATCTCTCAAGACTATTCTCTACAGTTTTCCTTATCAAGTCTTCGGGGAAATCCTCGATGTTCAAGTCCCCGACTGATATATAGCAATGGAGTAATTGCTGATAAAAATATCTGATTTCATCTCGTGCAAAAGATTCGTAAGGAACAAAATCTATCGCTTCAATAGAAGTTACTTCATCCTTATTATTAATGGCACACTTCGCAATCATTATACCTCCAGGAAACAGTACAAAAACATAATTTCCTATTGTTGCCATCTTGACTGGAAACGCAGGAACCTGGGCCAACTCTTGCGCTATCTGCGATTCCGTGAGTCGCTTATAACCATATATCGACGGAATATAAGCACTCACAAAATTAGGATGAATACGCAACTTGAAACGATTAAACATCCAACCTCCGTTTTTCACCTTAACCAACATATCGGAATCTACACTGCCATCCCGATAATGATATACTACGGCATAAAGACTACCCGCCTCATTACGGGTAACGAACTCCACATCTGTTTCTGTTTGATCCACGTCCCTAGGTTCACCCATGCGCATGATGGCATTATTGAACTTTAGATAGGCAGACCTATCGGTGTATTCATCACCATAAAAGGTAGAGACTACTGCAATAGGTTCATCGCTATCATTCTTTGGGAACAGCTTATCAAAAATGATTACTCCTTGATCCATACGCCATGCCTCCTATCGGTTATAGTCTACCACGATGTTGTACTTGGCGAGGACGGGTACCAAGCCTGTCATTACTCCCTTGCCCAGGAGAGGAACGGCATCCAATACGCTATATGGGATAACCTTCTTCTTTGGTAGCTGTTCACGGTTGGCTTCCTCTTCGAGGAGCTTCTTGTAGGTTTCCAACTCCTTGTCGGCATCATCACGTTCATCCAGGGCTTTCTTGTATTTGGCATTCAGCTCATCGTATTGCTTCTGAGCCTCCTTAGCCTCCTGTTTCTGCTTGGCGATATAATCACTGGCCTTGAGCATGGTGGCATTGGCTTCGTCGGCTTTCTTCTGCAGGGCTACCATTTCTTTCTGATGCTCGGCCTTCTGAGTTTCTAACTGCTTTTGTAGGTCAGAGAGCTTCTGGCGAAGGGCATCGGTATCGGTGGCGGTATGGATGAAATCGAACAGGCGTTCTATGTTCTGCTTTAACTGGGTACAGGCTTCGGAAGTGGTACCGATAAGGGTTACGGCTTCTTCGGCGGTGAGCGCATAGCCTGGGGTTGCTTCCTTTTTGCCAGCGATGGAATCGCTGGGGACAGGGGCGATAGGGGGACGTGACGAGGCAGAGGCTTGTTGCTGGGCGGCGGCTTCCGCGGCGGCTTTCTTTTCTTCTGCCTTCTTTTCCTCGGCTTGCTGTTCCTGCACAAATTCGATGGCGGAAGGCATATCTCCCAACTTATCGTAGTAATTATCTTCCTGAGCATCGAGCGCAAGGCGACCTTCATATACTTCCCATAGGCCGTTGTCGATGAGATAGTAGATAGCAGAGAGAACGATACGCTCACCGTATTCTTCAATATAGGCATTGAGCGGTTTTACCCAGGCTTTTTCTACTATGTTCTTGAGCCATTCCTTATAGACGATGCCCATCAGCTTCTCTTTATCTCCTTCCACAGCATAGCAAGAGGCGATGCGGGGAATGATGTAGAGAGGTTCTGTCTTCTGCAGGAAGTTCTCGAAATTGATTCCGAGAGCCTGACGGACCATATTGCTTACGCTCTTGAACTTGTATTTCTTCAGTAGTGAGCGAAGAATATTCTGTTGTTTCGTGTTCATGTTTCTATAATTGTTTATTATTGATTTCCGCAGTTACCATTCTGCTGCCCGTCTGATGTTTCGGAAGTATCGTCCTCACCCTCGATGATTTCAAAACCATGCTTGCGGGCGGTTGCCTCGCTGCGCTCCGAACGATTGGTCTCACTATCGTAGGCTATCCACCAGGTATGACCGGGAACGGCGAAATAGTTGCGCTTATGGATCAGCATAAACTTGAATGATGCGGCAGAAGAGGTAATCGGCCGCTGCGGCAGACGTAATTTGGTTTTGCGCTCCAGCCCATATTCTTCACGCAAACGCTCCTTCCGCCAAAGTTCCTTGCGAGCTTCTGCCCTACGGCGAATGACAGCTTTGAATCGACGTGGATTTTTCTTCTTGAGTTGCCTCATAGGACAAAAGCCGGATTCTAGTAATCGGCGGCGGCCTTCCTGACAGGCTTCGCTTACCGGTTTACCCCGAAGGGAATCATAATAGCCGTTCTCCTCGCAGATTTTCTTGACATCCTTCGTCAGTTGGCGACGGATAGCTTTCATATCTTTCTCTAATCCGAGTTCGGTTTTGAAACGACGGACGGTTGAATGAGATATGCCGAACCATTCCATCATTCTGCGGTTGGAGTTCTTCGGAAAGAGCTTGATAAACTTCTCCTTCAATTCGCCTTCGAGCACATAGGTTTTCTGACCGTTACTCTCGGGCGTAGCCCTCATTGGTAGCTGATACTTCGCTTTGCCGGTTGGTTTGAGCGGGGTTTTCATGTTCCGGAAACTCATGCTTCAGCAGCCTCCGGTTCTGGTTCTTCCGGCCAGCCGTCCTCCTGATAACCAGCCTCATGTGCCTCAGCAGATTTCTCACGGCGATTGTCGTAATATACAAGGCTGCTCACCTGCGGCTACTCGCTCTTTATTATACTCGGCTAAGGCGATGACTAGCTTATCATTAAACTCCTCGTTGGCACGGCGTTTAGAAATCTTGTAGTCTTGGGTAGCTTTCTGATATAAGGCATGAGCTTCGGCACGATCAGCATCTTGCTGAACGAAGAAAGATTTCTTTTCCAAGGTTTGCTTGCCGAGAAATTCTTTCAGGCTAGACTTCTGACGTTCCTTGAACTCAACTTCCTTATCCAGGAGTTCCTTCTTACGTTTCGCAAAGGCCTCGCTGCCATCGGTCTTGATTTTCAAAGCAACTTCGTGTTTTTTGTCTCTTTCCTTACGCAAAGGCGCAAGGACTTCTTTCTGAAATTCTTCTAACGTTCTCATTTCTTTATTAATCTTTAATGTATTAAAACTTTTTTTAGTCGAAGAGGGAAGGATTCTGCTTCTTCTCTCTTTTTTCTCTTACTTTCTTCTCTAACTCCTCACCCCTCTTCTTTACATCGGCAGCCTCGGTGAGGATTGCCTTCAGCTCTTTGCGAGATACTGAGGGGTTGGCTTCGACGATAGCGATAAATAAAACTCTGCCCAGCTTTTTATAGAGCGGAATAAATTCCTTATCTACTAGATCGGCTGGGTCACCAGCAGGAATACTAACCTGACTCAGGTCTTTTCCTTCTTGATTGACAATGAGGAAAATTCTTTTCTTACCATCAGCGCCAGTGACTTGTACGCCTCCGGTATATTTGGCTACACTCAGTTGACTGCACAGCCAGTTTTCCTTTGTGAATAATATTGTTTTCATTGGACGATTATTCTATAATGGGATAGAGTTGATACTATGGCGAAGCTCTACCAGTTCCATTCTCGATAGCCACAAATCCTTGTCGCCTATATAGACGTGATAGCGGTCGCCTTCCTTTAATATCTTGATATTCATATTTTATTTTTCTTCTTTCAAATCATTCTTGATTTCATCCCACATCGCCATTTCCACCTTCTTTCCATCGAAGTGGCCAACAGCAACAAGCTCGCCACCTTCCTGGGTGGCATCAGCAGAAGAGATAGCACTGCTGCGGATAATCATTATATCAAACTCATGGATAGCATCGAGGATGCTCTTCATATCGATGTGCTGCATATTCTCTCTAGCATTCAGACGGATGCGCTGAATATCAGCATCGGTCAGCTTACTGGATGTTTTCTCCTGCGCCTCCCTCACAGCCTGCGTCTCAATAGTGATACGCTGCTGCTCATATGCATCAGAGAGCAGTTCTGAGTTTTTGAACTGGGCGGTGATATTCAGGAACTTATTGAACATTTCACTTCCACTCGCCATCAAGGCGGTAGCTAAACTCTGCTCAATCAGAAGGGTCTTGCCCTTTACATGCCAGTAAATCAATCCAGCCTTCTCCCACTTCTTAATCGTGGCAATTACGTTGGTCAGACTAGCCAGTTGTTTGAGAGCTTTCTTTGCTCTATGTCTTTTAAACTGATTACACATAATCTATATATTGTTTAAAGATGAATATTCCAGTGAAAAAAGCGCCCTATGCTCACGCACCGGGGAGGTATAGGGAAATGTGAATAGACACCCCACATTGCTTTTGCTTGTAGTTATATCACAGAACTTGCCTTTCGCCAAAGGCTTCATGCTATGAAGCATCTACACAAATTCAATAATTTAACAATTAGAACTTTAAAAATCTGCGATAAACTATATATTAACTTTAAAACATGAATTACCATTAATGAGTGATGAACCTGGTGCCATCTACTTCGAGCACCAGAATGTCGTTGACAACACGGATTTCTCCGCTGTTAACGAACTGCACTTTTCTCTGATGCCTCAGAACGTCTACCTTCAGACAAACGCATTCACCTTCATCTACATGCCCGGTCTTGGTGAGGAATTTGATATAAAACGATTTACGCTTTACGTTCCTCGCTGTCTGCGGATGCACATAGCCAGTTACCTGCTGTCCGCTGCGTGGGTCTATCCACTGCCATTTTTCGCAGAACTGACGGAGGTTCTGATAAGACTGATGATATTTTGCCATAAGATATTTTATTTATCGGTTTATAAATGCCTACATCATTCCACCGAAATCGTGATAGTCATGATGACTTTCCTGCTCCTTGTCTTCCGGATAAGGCGGCAAGTTCGCATGCAGGAATCGGTCGAGGATAATGCTCTTTACTTCCCGCTTACTCTTGGCTACCCGCTGCCGGTGTCGCAATATATCAGGCAAACAGATATTCCGCAGCGGGTTCGACCAGTCGGAGGCATTGCTGTAAGCCGAATAGTCGGGATAGAGTACCATCGTATAATGCGACAGCTTGCCGTTTTGGGCATCGAGCATCGGTCCCGCCAGAGTGAAAGCCTTCTCCTCGTTGTAGAGAACCAGGTGCGAGGTCTGAGTGCTTACATCCTTGTGGCTGGTATATAAGATGCGGTCTTTGTACTCCTGCAGGTGAACGTCTATCCAATCTTCCACATTCTTGTCGGTGGAGAGTACTAAATGAGTAATCCATTTCCGCTCGAAACAGGTGCGTAGATACTGGACCATGTATCCAGTGGCAGATGTTCTGCTTACGGTCATCGCCAGCACCATCACGCAGAAATGCTTCTTCGCTGGGCGGTTGGGAGTCGTATCAGCCAAGTATCCGATGGCGTGGAAGAATTTATCCAGCAGCACATCACCATGTGTATAGAAGCTCAATGCTCGCCGTGGAGCCTGCATCACTGCCTTGGGCAGTTTTTTATCTACACAGCAGGGAGGAATAAAGAGCAAAGTATCATCCATAATCTTGTCAGTATTTTCTGAGAATATATTATTCGTCCAAAATCATCGGCATGAGCAGGGTCAATGCTCGTGGTGATGAATCGTTGGCGGTGATAACTCCTGCACGGCTTGGGTCGCCCAGGTGCAGGATAACGGTATCATCTGGGATAGGTGCCAGGACATCGAGCAGACTGCTCGCCTTGAAACCGATGCGATGACCTTCCGGACAAGTGCCGTCGGTGATGAGCACCTGGTCGTTGGCCGACATATTAAAGTCTAAGTCCTGAGCGGAAATATCGAGGAACATGCCATCCTTCTTTAGGACGATCAGGTTACTGCTCTCACTGGAGAAGAGTGCCACACGCTTCACCACACTTGCCAGTTCTCGCTTATCTACTGTAACCTTATAAGGGTTGTTGCGAGGAATCACGGAGTTGTAGTTAGGGTACTGACCCTCTGCCTTCTTGCAGACGAAGGTAATATCATCTCCTGATGTGAAGCGTACCACCTTCTCATTTGCCTCAATATCAATATCCTCGCAGTCGTCGAAAACGGAAAGGGTCTTGAAGAAGGAGCTATATACGAGAATCTTTCCCGGTGTTCCACTACGGAAGAAGTTACTGCCCCCCGTTTCGGGGTTGTTGGTATGAATCAACTTGATAAGGACGTGGCCGTTGGAGGCTGCAAAGATAACCTCACTTCTATCCTCTGCTACATCGATGCAGAGGCATCTCATCACTGGGCGAAGCTCGGAATCGGATACAAACTTGCCGGCATGAGAAAGCACATTGCTGAAGGTTGCCATCGGCAGAGAGATGTGAAGACTGGCATTATCGGGCTGCGCTGCACGAGGGAATGCCTCTGCGCTGAAATATACCAGGCTCACGGTGCCTCTCTTCACATTTTCGCCGTTCTGGGTGCAGTACTCGATGCTCATTGAGCGATTCTTATCCTCAGAGAGGTCCATGGTGACTACGCAGTCAGAAGGGAGGGTGGAGAGGAGAGATAAAAGGGATGTGATAGGCAGAACGACATCTTCCTTAAAGCTGCCTTCTACGATGCTGAAAGGTGCAGGAATGATGAGCTCCGAATCTGTTGTTGCTGATACGAAGAAGAACTTGCCGTCTTCCTTGCGCTGGGTTAAGAGCACGTTGCTCAAGATGGCGATAGCGGTCTTGCTGTCGATACACTTCGCAGCTTTCTGTAAAGCCTGACGAAGCAAGAGTGATGATTGCGCTTGTATTTTCATTTTGCTTTTTATTTTTATAGAAATTCAATTTCCTTGTTTACGAACTTACTATATGTTTTGAAGAACTGCGTCACTTGCTCGCAGGCTCCGCTACCGGTGTAGGTGCATCTGCCCGTGCAGTTGGTTCGGGTGCCGTCCGGATTCTCGCAATACTCACCGGGGCCTGTACCGCCTCGATGCTGCGGGCAAAGATACACGAAGGTATCTACCCAGGCTTGCCGATTGGCTACCCTTATGCCTTTCTTCTTTGTTTCTTCTTTCTTTGCCATTTTTGGTTTCTGACTTTAAGATGACTAGCGATGGAATCGCTGGGAACGGAGGTTAGAACGGCAGACCGCTCTTATCTATTTCGCCTACCGTAGCTGCTGCATTATTGCTATCACTACCGTTAGGTATAGCTTGCCTTCTACCTTGCTTGCGGGAGGTGAAAGCCTTCCAGCGTTCCTCCTCTTCAGTAGTGAGCGTAACGATGTTACCATCGTCATCACGATAAGGTAATGGGTCGGGACCTTCCACATACTCTTTCGCTATCCGCTTCAACTCGTCATAGCTTTCTGGAATGTGATCCTTACCGCTGCGGAAGAAGAAATAGACGTGTTTGCTCGTCTTCACCCTGCGGATGAGTTTCGGCTCCACACTGTCATCATTCTCCCACTCTCTGCCTACGAAGTATTCCTCCGTTACCCAGGCTCGAAGCTTGAAGCAGCCGTGGCGCTTATTGTCCTCCCCTACCAGGAGGTTATCAGGATTGCAGATGATATTCATATTCTTGCAATACTTCTTGATTTTCTTCTTGAAGGTGGCTCGACTATATTCCTTACTCTTGCCCTCACTGGCATCAGCCCAATCTCGCATGAACTCATTAAACATTTCGTCTGCACAGATAGGCGCTGAATATACCTCGTTACGGCTGAAGAACCACTCGAAGTAGTTCACCGTGTTCTCGGTCAGCTCTCTTACCATCAATCTTCGCTGAACGTTCTTCTGAGGAGCAATCACAAAGGTATGATAGCGCATGATGAACTGAACGGCTAGGGCACAGATATATATCGCCTGGTTGCGGTCTCGCTCATTCAACTCTTCTGGGTCTGTTACGAGATTTTTCATCACTTCCTTTGGTGAACGCGCTACCTTATGCTGCATCGGGTTTTCACGGCAAAATCTATCGGATAATGATACCAGGGGAAAACGTCCGATAGTACTCTCATCGTCATCACTCAACTGCGAGTTACTGGTAATCACGTTTAATGGTGAGTCTTCCAGCTTGAAGACGATAGGGTCGCCGAACTTTCGTTCTACCTTGGCTCCCGCCGTTACCTTATTATAAAAGTACTTCATCGGGAAACCCGAAGGCTTATCTTCCCAATGCACTACTCTAAACTTGCCGGGATATATCAACAGGTCGGACAGACAGAACTTTGCATCGGCTATCGTAACGAAGTCCTTCATATCGACACGAAGTATATTCACTGCTGAACCTACCACGAGATTCACCATGAGTGATTTACCAGAACCGCCACTTGCCTGCTTCTCGTCCTCCACCTCATCTTCGAGGAGATAAGGGCAGATACTCTGCATGTTGGCCCATGAGCGGTAACAAATCCTTCCCAAACAGGAAATCATGTTGGCAAAATGAGAGTTGATGTCGGCGATGGCTTCGGCAGGCATCGGTTCTTTGTTGCGAATACTATCCTGCTCCAGTCGCCACTGCATATTGCAGCAGCCGCGTATCACTCTCAGTATAGGCCAAAGTTCTTTCTCCTGCTTGCCTTGCCAATCAACCTGCCAGCGGAAGGTCTGCGCCCAGTCTTTAAGCTCGGCTTTCTTCTGGTCGATTTCGGCTCTTGTGAAGACAGGTGAACCGTCCTCGTTAACCTGCGCTTCCTCTTGGGCGATGGATGCTACCTTGTCTTTATATTCCTGGCTCTCGCTGATAACGAAAGGAGGATTGAACACCCTCATCGTGAAATCATACGGTTTCTTTGCCAGGGATGGGATGAAGAAATTCAACCTCTCATAGCTGACTGGTGTGATGGCTTCGGGCGTAATCTTCAACGCTACATTGCGGAAGAAGAAATATTCCGTATGGGCATCGAAACTCTCGGTGAAGTCTATCACCATGCCCTGTAAGCCTCCAGCCGATTTCTCGCTGAAATTCTTGTCTATCAGGTTGGCGCAGTCTGACATCATCTTGCGCTCCTGATCATTGTGCCGCCAACTCTGTTCGGTAAACTGCAAAAGTTGGGTTTTTGTTGCCTGGATGATACTCTTCTGGTCGATGTACTCAACAAAACATCTATCCAGGTGGATATACTGACCTACGAGGTCGGTACTCTCAGGGTCTATCATTCTGTAATATCCGTGGCACGTCATAAAGAGCCACACCTTAGTAGGCGACACCTTGCAGGTAGGTGGTTTCGGCTTGCCGCTTCTCGGGTCACGAGGATATTCTATCTCGAATGGGTCCGTATTGTTGGCACCCCGCAACCTTGAGTATAGCGGCAACCTTATATCGTGATCGAACTTAAAGTTGTCGGCATCGGTCATCTGATAACACATCAGATAATCTCTCACGCTTCGTGGTAAGCAACCGTACAACCAGTTCCACCTTTGGTTATATCTGCTTCTGAAGCCATCGGGCAGCGTGGCATAACATATATCGCAATACTTGGTTGCAATAGCGCCACAATCCCTTTGGCTGGCGATGTCGTTAGGGTAAATCATAATAACCCTTTCGGCAAATCGCTTCATCTTCTGATACTGCACGGCATTGAAGTCGAGTTTTTCCTGCCTCCACTGCCCACGCTCGATATACCAGAAATTTCTTCTGCCAAGCGAGAAGGCTACGTGGTACCAGCAGTATTGCTGAAAATGCTTATCCTGTGCCTTATCCTGACGCAGGGAACGCATGGCGTAATAAACGCTCACTGCGTCTTCCGGTGTCCGGCAGAAAACGATATTCTGAGCCTTGATGTCGCCTACTTCTATAGGTTCCTCCTCAATATGAAAAGTGCCTTTCGGTTCACCATCCTTGGTTTCGTTCTCTACCCATATTTCTTTCATCTCCGTATAGGCCTCTCCCGGTTGCAACTTTTCTATGGCCGAGTGAACGGCAGTAGAGTTGTTACTCCGATGGTCCATCGCATAGGTGAAAACCTTGTCACCCATCAGCCACTTGCTCACCTTCCTTACGCTGTGATCCTCACAGGTAGAGAAGACTATCGGGTCTTGCTGCATGGCTGGACGGAAGAAGCATCCGCAACTGCCTTGCGGCGCTATCACGTCGGTAGCGAAGCAAACGAACAGCGGGTTCCAGGGTGTTCCATAAATCACTTCACTTACCAGTTGTCCGTTTCTCACCACGTTAGGCAGCATTACCTGGTCCACGGCATAGATGCGGAAATCTTCGTTCAGCATCTTTGTGTTGAAGTCCTTGCCGAAGCCGTACTGCGGAATGCCTTTTACTGATGTGACTTCGCACCCCAGGGCTGCAAGCTCCTGGGGATTGAAATCTGTTTTTGGCATAAAAGAGAAAGTCTCTATCGTTTGTTGCGCGATTGTCCGATAGTCCATCTTGGCAAAGAGCATAGGCCATTTGGCTCTCGTCTTCTCGTTATCGCCATATACCCTTACGATGAGGTCATGGCATAGGCGCAAGAGACTGGCTCCGTGCATCGGCAGCTTGCGCATGGCGGCATAGAGTTCTAAGGCTCCGTAGCCATACTTGCCGGTCTTGGTACACATCCAGCGCAGGGCACCATGCTCTGCCTGGGTATTGTTTTCCACCCCTACGCCGTTATACATACCGCCACGCTCATTATGATAGATAATGAGGTGTGGTGTCTGCTTTACCTTGCCCTGCTCGCCATCGTCTGCCTCTTCCTTCTGACAGAACGGACAGAAACAGGCAGTCTGTCCCTCGATACGCTGCTCATCGGCAGGTTTTACGAGGAAAGCCATGTCAAGATTGGCAAGCTGGTTCAATATGGGATGGAATAACATATCTTTATATCAAGAGTATTTATATAGTAAAAGAGAAAGGGAAGGCAAAACTTCAAGTGTTTACACCTTGCCGGGTTATATTCTAGAGCGAGCGGAGCATTTGAAAATCTGTGGTACTCGCCTGCTGAATATTTCCTACGCCAAGACGCAGAGGTGAAACGGTCCCCGCGTCTTTCCAACACCGGCAATGATGCAGTGAATCGTAGTCATGGAGCATTACAGCTTTCACTACCCTTTCATAAGAGCGTTTCCAGAATGCCTCCCCTATTCTCTTTTTATCAATGTTTCAAAGAAAGAAGAACTTTCGGGGTAACACCGCCAAATTTTGAGACTGCATCATTACCGCATCGATAAGTATTTTCCAGGCTTTTTAATCAGACTTTTCACTTATCGTTCCGAGGCTACGGTGGAGGGTATCAACTTATCAGTGAAGCTTTGCAGCGTTCACTCATTACCCGTCCAGTTCTTCCTACCATTTAACCGATGGCTCGGTTGTCTAACAAAATAAAAATCGGAAACGAAGTGTATATCGTACCGAAGTTTGCATGATGTCATGCAGAATATCTTTTATTTCTTCATATCTTTTCTTTTTATAAATTCAGAAATGTTTCCAGGCGATAATGCCTTATCTTACAGTTACAGATGGTTTCCATACGATGTACTATCATCTGCGAGAGACTTTCCATCGTGAGGAAATCGGTATCTAGACCGATAATCTGCACCTCCTGCCTCCAGTATATCTTGCCGTTCTTGCGTCGGCAGCTATGCGACGGCGTGATAATCATATCTTCCACGCAGCCCGTCATCATCCTGCAAAGATACTCACAGGTATCTTTCAGCAGGGCAAAGGGCGCATAAAAGAGGAGGGTCGGTATATCATCCCTCAGTCCGCTCATCGTCTCGGTATAGGCGAAACGATGCAGCATTCTGTATCGGGATAGGTTCCTGTGCCTTTGCTGTATGCCCGTCCGGTTAGGGATATAAGGCAAATCGAATAGCCTAGGCATAGGCTTCTCTTATCTTCTTCATCATCTGCCAAGTACTATAGATACTTCGCTTGCAGTCAAAGATAGGATCATGGGCAGCACCCTCATCGGCAATATCCTGATAGTCTTGAGTCTGCTTATATGCCCAGTCAACACTAAAAGGAACTTTCTCATGGCCAAGCGCATTGTTTAACAGCCATAGCAAACGAGCGCCTTCCAGATAGTATGTGCGATGGTCCCTAAACTGGGTATGCTTAATAGTAAACTTGATGCCCAACTTGTAGCAAGCATATCTCAGAATAGCGATGTCGAAATCGGTGCCCTGTGCCCAAAGACACAATTCTGTATCTCCAAGCGCTTCCTGCACATCATCCTTTATCCAGCCGAGCAAATCGGCAATGACTATATCAATAGGGAGACAAGGATTGTCCCCATCATCATAATCAAGCAAAGCCTGTTTTGCTTTTTCACTCTGATGCGACCACCATTCAGCCGTACTTTGGTCGAAAGTGAAACCCTCTACAAAGCAGCTTCGCAAATCGACGTGAGCCGAAAAGGTTGGGTACCTCAGCAATCCGTCTCCTCTCCCGAAGAACGGACTTTCTTCGTCATACCGCTTCCACGCTACCGCGCCAACACTCATGATGGCTGCGGTAGGTGCAAGTGAGGTCGTTTCAAAATCAATAGTTATGTCAATCATTTATTGTTCGCCATTTCGAGTTTCTCATTTCTCATTTGAAGAAATTCTTCCAGCAAGGCTTTGATGCCTACCTTCTCCCAAGTCTTCCAGTCATCAGACGAGAAACGCTTGATGATGGTAGTACGGCTCATGCCACGTTCTTCCATGAAGGAGTATAGCTTCATACACAAGCCGTTTGCTGCCTGCTTCAAACAGGAATAGAATACACCCGGCTTATCACTCTGGGCAAGAGTATAGAGATAACCCTTATCGCCTATCTCGTTACCCAAGGCATCACGCTCAACGTACTCAAGTAATACCTTACATATACCAGGCATACCTAAGTACTGACTTTTGCAGTTATTGATACCCTGGATTTCCCAAGTATCGAAACCTTTTTGGAAGAAACGAAGGTAAAAGGTAGAATCAGTAAAGCCTTTGGCCGATAAAAACTCAGCCAAGTTCTTCTTCTCTTCAGCATTTAGGTCATTAACGTCTAACGAATTACCATGCTGCGTAATTTTTTCTATAATTTCCTTTGTCATTTCGATTAAATTTCTTAAATTTGTTGCAAATTTAAATATTAAAATTGAGATAAACAAACGTTACGTATATTTTTCTCCTAAAATTAGGGGAATTTAACATAGGTTAGGTATAATATTTAGTGTAGAGTGTGTTTTTAACGTATTCACCTTTTTAATTTTTAGAGATATGAGATATTATTTTAATTACAGCTTCCTCGAAAAATGGATACAGGCAAATAGTGATATTACAGATAGGCAGATACTTCATGCGATAGGTACAACAAGCAACAGGAGACTTGACTACTGGGAAAGGATGGAAGCACCTATCCCTACCATCCAACTCTTGAGATTCTGTAATGCGTTCCAAGTACCCATTTCCGCTTTTATCGTGGATGCGGATGCCAACTACGATAAAGGCATAGAAGAAATTGATTATGTGCAACCGAGCGTTGATGACCAATTTGAGCCTGCTGGTGGGTATATTTCGCAAAACGAAAAGCGTCCTATTGGCGGTCGTGCCCTGCGTGATCCTCTTGATGTGGATTATATCAAGTCCATCATACCAGGGTTGGCTACTATCAAGATTGGGCAGAATGTTCAGACTGGAGGCAGTCGTCAGTCAGCTGCTGCCCCTCATGCCTTCATCAATCAGTCTGCCTCTACCCTCCCGAAAAGAGAAACGGATGTAAGCTTCTCTACGCTCAATAAGATGCTCGATATTATCGCAGAGCAACAGAAACAGATGGCAGGGCAACAGGCACTCATCGCTGAACAGCAACAGGAGATAGCTACCCTCACCCACCGCATACTCAGCATGACTGATGCAAGATATGGCTCTGGTAATGTCGGTATGGCTGCTGACCCACTGCGACATGATGATCAATAACAAAAAAAAGGTCGCCTATCCATTACGGACGGGCGACCTAAGAAGATAATAAAAAATCTAAACTAATAACCAAAAACTAATAAAAAATTAAGATCATTTCTAAAATTCGATTAGAACGCTTCTAAGAAAAAGAATAATCTCACGATTACTTATGACTCATTTGTTGCCGACATTCTGCGGCGATATTCCTTCTCTGTGATTACCTGACAATCGTCTGACAGGCTCTCGTAAGGCACATCGGTGTACCAGAAGCCACGATAGCGGAACAAGGCAGGAGCCGTATCACCGAAAGAGAACGGAAGAATGACTGCGTTCCCGTCCTTGTCTTTGATAGGATTGCCATCCTTATCTTTCGCCTCAATAGGTTTGAGCAGAAGAATACCTATCAGGTTCATTTCGCTCACAACAGGCAGCGCCATCATTTCCTTCTCCAGTTCGCTGTTCTCCTCGGGAACAAAAAGTGAAGTACTCTGCCATCCATCTTTGGTAGGCACCTGAACGTTCGTCCAGTCTTTTCTGTTGATGGTGTTTTTAAACTCCACCATCTCCACGCCACCGGCAAAGCCTTCGGGCGATTCATAATAGGTATCGCCGCCCTGTTTCTCTACCCAAGCTCTCGCCTTCTCGCTTGCTTCACTACACTCGGCAAGAAAAGCCTTCAGCTTCTTGCCTGTCTCACTCTCCTCAGCTATCTTCAGATAGTTGTGAGGTCTTTTTCCTTTTTCCATAAATCCTTGTTTTTTAAGTAATTAGAAATCTATTATATAATTTTCGAGAAATATTGTATATATTATTTTCGGCGAAATATTGTATTTTTGAGAAGGAAACCAGCGATGGAATCGCTGGGAACGGGGGCTAGAGCACCCTGCAATAGATGACCGGCTCGCCGCTTTCATCATGCTGCATGTGAAAACCTTTATAGCCTAGCTCCTGAAGATAGAGCGAAAGCGGGTCTCCGAGTGGACAGACAATAGCCTTGAAGTATTCCCGAAGCCTTGCATCATTAAACATCTCGCAGTCTTCCGTCCAGTGTTCAAGCGGCTTGAACTGATTGCAGAAGGCTTCTATCTTCGCAGGGATAACGAAATCCTGCAGCGTAACCTCTACCTGCTCGTCGTTATCCACGATGTCGTAACCGTACTGCTTATTTTTTTTACTTCTTCCCTTCCCCATTGTCGGTATGTTTATTGATGAAGGTGAGTACCAGAACTATCACGATAAGCAGGAACAGGGCAAAGGCGTTTTGTCTGGCTTTCTGCATCCAGTTAGCCTTTCTCGTTTCTGCGGTATTTTTCTCCTGCGTATCTGATAAACTGTCGTGGGTTTCCCAGTGGGTACCAACATCATTGCGGGTGCTGATAGCGAGGCTGTCGATGGATTTCTGCATCTGATTGATTTCCTGCTGCTGGTGCTGCAATCGCTCATCGTAGGAAGACTGGTTGTTATAACTGCCCTTGCGGTGGGTGGTGCGGTGGGTGGTAGTCTGCTTATTGCCGGAAGAATCGGTGGTCTCGGTAATCTGCTCATGGATAGTTTCCACATACTCGCCAGTTTCCGTCGATGTAGAAGAAGTATGCTTATCCTCGTTCACCTTAACGGCTGCGCTGTCGCTCACCGCTACCTGCTTATGCACACTGTCCTGCTGAATAGCCGATACGCTATCCTTCGTTTCCTGATGGTTATCACTAACCACCCGTCGAGAAGAGGCACATGCCGTAAACATCATCATCACTACTGCAATCAAGAGTAGTCGAATAATCTCTTTCCTTTTCATACGTTTTCATTTCTTTTAATGTTCTGGTGCAAAGGTACGAAAAAGAGGAGAAAGGAACGGGACAACGTTTTTAAAGTAAAAGGGTAAAAAGGATATTTAAAGGTAAAAAGGTAAAAAGGTAAAAAGAACAGCAGGGCGATATATCCCGCTAGGCTCTTTTTACCTTTTTACTTTTTTACCTTTAACCTCGGTAGAATACCGGAGCTAAGGAACCTTTGCAATCGAAGAACTCTTTTGCCTTCTCCTCGATACCCAACTTCCGTATCATATCAAAGTCATCATCGCTGCACTCTACGCAGAACCTGTCGTTCTTCATGCCGACGAAAGAAATGCGAGAAACCAGTGATTTTTCAGCGTCGCCTATAATGAGCTTGCAGAATGCCTTCCACTTGTCGGTGCCCTGTCCGCTCTCGGTTATAATCTTGCTTTCCATAGACTGATGCACATGGGCGAATATATCACCCTCTACCAGTTTTCCGTTCTTCTGTACGCTGTTCTGCTTGTATTGCTCATTCAGAGTAGCGGCAATATCGGTGTTCTTATCCTTGGATAAATGATTCTCACCTACTACTGTGCGCCTGACGTGAAACCTGATAAACTCAGGATCACCTTTCCTCTTGCCCGATTTATAGATGATGTCATCGTCTTTCAGTTCATCAAATACAATGTCCGTCTGCGATAACTTCTCCATCCTCTGCAAATCCCTACACACCACATCGAGAACCTGCTTCCGAAACTGCGAGAACTTGGGATATTTGTTCATTACTGGTTCGCCAAGTTCATTTAGCAGAATCTCCTTCTTGTTGTTATCTAGTTCTACCAAACCGAGATAAGACTTCAGTTCCAGGAAAGGCACCGATATATCCATGCTGCGGTTCAAACCTATCTGACGCAAGAGATAGATATATACGCGTGGAGTGTTCACGTTCTTGGCAAACTTTGCTATCATGGATATATGGTGAATATACCCCTGCCCCATATCGAATACACGCTTAGAAAGTTTCGGGTCAATCTCAAGCAGGATATATCCCAGTATGCGGTCCACCTTCTTTCCGTCCTTAGTCGTATATCCGTTCTTTGATAACGGTATACGCATTCGGCTGAATATATGCGTAAATTCCTCGCTGCCATCGGGCAGTGTGCTCTTCACCGCCATATCAAGAATACTTGTCTTCAGCTCCGCTCTCAACTTCTGATAGCTCATATTCTCGTAAGTAATGAAATCGTGAATATCTATCTTGATAGGCGGGATATTCATCACAGCATGATCCACGCCTTGCTCAAAAAGAAAATCAGAACGAGCGTCGCCCAACTGTCTTTTCTCCAGGAAGTACTCATCCACAAATTTTTGGAGGTGGGTACTCGTTAGCATCAACACGTTCTGCTGGAACAAAGTGTATTGCTTATCCAGTTTCGTGAGCGAAAAAGGAGTATTTATCCAGGCTAAACCCTTGTTTTCATTATCTTCATTCATATCAAATCTGACTTTTCGTTTACCTAAATCTGACTTTTCGTTTACCTAAATCTGACTTTTCGTTTACCTAAATCTGACTTTTCGTTTACCTAAATCTGACTTTTCATTTACCAAAATCTGACTTTTCATTTACCAGTAGCTTTATAAGTATCTGAAAACTAAACTATTAAGATTTTACTAATATATATAATATCTATAATCTTATAATTTTCTATTTAAAGACTTCGTTTTTAGGTAAACGAAAAGTCAGATTCAGAAAGGTAAATAGGTTCAAAACCACTTTTCAGTTTACCTTCAAATCTGACTTTTCGTTTACCTGCATTATCCGTTCTTATGTCTATCCAGATACTCGATGACTGCCTGCAGAGCGATGTCCTTGATAGGCGTACCCGTCTCCATCTTCATCTGCAATATCTGCATGTAGTAATCCATCGGCACATAGATGGTGATACCGTTCTGCGTCTTCTTGCCAGCCTTTCTCATAGGTGCAGGGTCGGGAGCAGAAATAGGAGCGGCTGATGCAGGAGGAACCGGAGACTGCGAAGGTGCTTCAGCCTGGGGTGCAGGTTCCGACTCTGCGGTACCCTGCCCGTTCTGCTGTTTCTCCAATGCCTCGGCAGCGCGCTTCTGGCGAGCTTCCTCATTTGCCTCATAAATCTTTTCTATACCTTTGATGGCTGGCGAATCTTCCAAACCTTCAAACTTATGTATGCTACTTTTTGCTTGTCTTGCCATAATCGTAAATCACTAAAAATTAAACATCATTATTCCGGCATACTAGCCAAAATTTCCTTCGTAAAATTCTCGTAGTCCTGCCCTACTCTGCTGTAAGGCGAATAAGAGAATATATCCTGATTGATAGCCTGCGCCTCTACCATCTTCGTATCTCGACGGGTGTACGAATCGAACATGTAATCATCAAACTTATTGCCCAGATACTCCTTAAACTGCTTAGTGGCTCTCGTCTGATCATTACTCATCACCATAAACAAGCCTCGAATATCAATATCAGGATTCAAGTCTTCACGGGTTTCCTGCACCGCATTCAGAATTTCGGCAATACCTTTCGTTGCCAGCATTTCGAGCTGGATAGGTATTACCACACCCGTTGCCACCGACAGGGCGTTATGCGTAAGCAGAGATAGCGCTGGTGGGCAGTCTAACAGAACATAATCGAAAGCCTCCAGGATAGATAAAACTCCTTCTGTAGCCAATTCGTCGCCTCGTACTTCCGTCAGCGGCTTGCCGAATAACTTATACAAAGCCTTGCGTGGTACCGGCATCTGATTAAGGAAAGGTTCGATATTGATAAGCCGGTAAGATGCTGGAGCAAGATAGATGCCCTCTCTTACCTGATAGACGGTCAAGGGAGACTGCTGTATCATCGCATCGTATACAGTAGGCTTTCCGATATTCTCTGCCTCACTCCATCCGAAGAGGAAGGAGAGACTTGACTGAGGGTCCAAATCAATAAGCAAGATACGAGGTTTGCGCTCCTTGCCATCTTCACCCCTACCAAAGTAACCTTTACCATAACGGCGAAGACCAGTTGCCAAACTCTGTACGGTTGTTGTCTTACCAACTCCCCCCTTGTGATTTACGAAGGCGAGGATTTCTTTTAATCTTGTTTCTGCCATAATCTTAAAAGTATTAATTCGTTTATATATATATATTTATTAATGTATTCATTTCTTTGTTCAAAGAAAGAAAGCTATGTTTCTTTCTTTCAATAAAACCACTAACGCATCCACGCATAAATGCACATTTGTGCTTTTATGCTTTTGTGTTTTAATGCTGCAAAGTTAAGGTTTTAATTTTAAACCACCAAATGTTTTTAATATTTTTAATGCTTTTATGTATGGATTGATGTATTGAAACAAATATACTAATAAATCAATCAAGAAATAAACCAATGAATGAACAAAGAAACTAATGAAGAAAGAAATAAATGAAGAAACAAACCAACCAACGAAGGAATAAATAAACCAATGAAGAAACAAACCAACCAACGAAGGAATAAATAAACCAATGAAGAAAGAAATAAATAAACCAATGAAGAAAGAAATAAATCAATAAATATATAAACACATAAATACATAAACGCACAAACGTGCGTTTATGCGTGCTTTTGTGCTTTTGTGTATTTATGTTTTTATGTATTTATGCTTTTATGCTTTCGTTGCCTTGTCGTAATCAAAGATGTAGAGGTCGGTCATCGCCTTGTCGTTGGCAGCCAGTTCGGCACGCGTGATAGGGTAGGCGAGTTGTCAGGCAGGCAGACTGGCTCACGCTCACGTCATCATTTTCTGGCGAAGTAAACCGCAGTTTCACAATAGCCTTGTCAGCCACCTGCCGGCTGCCTCCGTTCTCCGCTGTCTCGTCCACATACTCGATACATGAAGTGTTCATCATCATGCACGCTGCCATCATCAAAAAGGTGGTGGCAAACAAAAACTTTTTCGTTCTCATAAGCCAAAAATTTTAAGTTGTTATAGATATATCTTAAAGCTCTATTTTCTTTTGCATCGGCGAAACTCAGTGATATTCCGCCGATGCAATAACGTAAGGAAACCTACTCCATCAGGTTCGGGTACATATCGTATTTGCTGGCGGCTTCCTGCTGCCACTCGTCAGACTTACTTTTATATGCTTCCTCCTGATACTCTTTATCCAGGAACTCGTTCCACTGCTTTTTAAATTCATCCTGCACGAATCTCCTTATCGTTCCGAGATACTTCTTTTCTTTATCATAAATGATACGGTTTTCCTTTTTGCGGTCGTTAGCATTCGGGGAAGTTGATTTCCTGAAGAAAACTCCAAATTCAACCTTAGAATGAAACAGCTTGCGGTATTCTATCAGGAAAGGAACTAGGCGGTCTCTCAGCTTTTCTAATATATCCTCTTCCTCATTCTCTAAACCACTAGCCGAAGAATGTAGAATCTCATTTAAAGACATTACTACCACATTCTTGTCTGTTTCTACCGTCAGTCCACAATACCAGCATTTATCTTCAGAATCTCCGTCATTATAAAAGCAGTGGTTTATGAATACCTTTAAGGAACCAGTCATATTCGATTTATCTATATGAACATCATAATTTTCTAGATCAGAAATAAGTGATGAAATATATCGAGTATATCCAAAGACATGACATAGATTTTCAAAGGGTATCGTTTCGCCACGATGGGCGATAACTGGGTTATCATCAAAGTCGTCCTTTGCACCTGCAGGGATATGCCAGTAGTCATCATCGCCGATATAATACGGCTTGTCTAATCTATCTGGAACATCTTTGCTCTTCTTCCATGCTATACCAACACGCTCACTCAATATGCCATACTCATCAACGAAAATGGCATGATCATTATAAGGAATGGCTACTATTTCTTCATTATCTTTCATGTTTCTTAGTTTTAAAATTGTTCTTTATATATATATCTGAATATCGCAGGGGGCGCAATATCCTTGCGCCCCCTGCGATATTTTTCTATTTGAATGCTCCTGCCAGAAGTGGCAGGAAGAATACTGCCACGCCGATGGTAGAGAAGAGCAGCACGGCTACACCTACGAAGGCGAGGGCTGCAAGGGAATATGTGATTGCTTTTTTCATAATGCTATAATCTTTTAGAAGTATTAAAATTGATGTTTGTATTTTTATCGCAGTATCGGTGAAGTTTTGCCGATACTATAAAGATGGGTCCTCCTGCGCCTGTAAGGTCGTAGCCTTTATAGCTCGGAAGGTGTCAGCAATATACTTGCTGCCGCCATGACTCATGATCCACTCATGCACATCGTCAGGGATGACGTACTGTCGCTTCTTGCCTTCAGCAGCAGGTCTGCCTTTCTTATTCGTTGTTTTGGTATCCTCCATAAAAATCCGCTTCGCCGTGATGCGGTAGGGCTGAAAATTCTTAATTAATATTAATAATTCGGGTGAAATGATACAACGTATTATTTTATTTCTTAAATTTGCACCGTCTTCGGAAGGCTTTAATCGTACCTTTATGGATATTGATTTAATCGAACCTTTATGGAATGGAAAGAGCAATATAACTTCCGTTGACGGTCAGACTCTTCAAAGTCTGCGGATTTAAACGCTCTTATAGAGCCAAATTTCTACTATCGTAGATTCGAGCCAGAAGGCTCGCGGTGCCCCGGCTTAGGTCGGGGCTTTTTCGTTTTATGCGTAAACGCCAATTTTATGAAACTCCAACGTCGTGTGGTTGTCAGGATAGCTACAGTCCTCAAACATAACCCAATAACCTTGCTTATCCAGGAATATCTGACCGATTGAGCTTGCACTGTCTTTCGGCTCGCCCGCCAATCTATTGCATATTATCCTAGTCAGATCTTTATAAGGTTGACGTTGCTCGTCTATGATACGGAAAGAGTATATATTCTTATCTCTTCCAGTGATCGTCAGTGTAGTTATTAAACCTTCAATCGTTCCAACTCTCTTGTACGTATCACCGTATGTATCACACTTGCACACCAAAGATTCACCATTATCAAACAATCGTCTTGCAAGAAACGTTGTCGTATTGTTACAAATAATCTCCGACATAATTATTCCGCTTAACCGTGATGCGGTAGGGCTAAATGATTTTTATGAAAATCTACATCTTTGAGCGGATCATTATCGCCGCCGTTCTCAATCTCGATACCTTCCGGCTTTTCCAGAAGGAGTTTTCTCGTAGCCTCCAGCATCATAATGGAGTGGATGGTGGCCTGTCTTGCGTGATAATCAGAGCCGGCATCATCCACATATTGCTTATTCATGCGGACCAGCGTATTCAGGAAGTCAGCACACTCCTCACGGCTCGGATTGTTCACGTGAATCTCGCAGGTAACAGCCTTCAGGAAGTACTCCATACCCTTCTTCAGCAAAGTTCTTATCCTGCCCGTATCAGGATGCTGCCCTATCATCTGATGAATCTTGATTCTCAGGCTACACCCACGGCGAGGAAAACCGATGCGGTAATCATCGCCTACCTCCTCCTTTTCCTCGTCGATGTAATCTACCTTTGCGATGAAACCGCAATCCTTATCAGTGCAGACGATGAAGTCGCACTCACCACGCTTGTGATTTCGCAGCGTGTCTATAATAAACAGGGGAATTTCTCTTTTTGCCATATCTCCAAGTGTTTTATGATTCTCTGTAAAGCTGGCAATACAGCTCTGATCTCATGCGCTTGATATAGAAGACCACTTCGCCAGGTGCAGGCTGATAGTCTGACTTTACAAACATCGCATTCTCGCCATCTGTGGCTACATACTTCTCCATTCCGAAGGTATTTTTCGGGATGCTACCCTCATAGTAGCTTTTGGCTACAGAGGATAGCTGCAAGGATGATAATATCATTTTTTCCATATTCTATAAGTAATATATAATTCTACAATTTGTTCATAACGTAGCGGATAACACGCTCGGTATATTCTTCAAGACCGAACTTCTTGCCATACTTACGAAGATCGGCAAGCGAAATCTCGGTAGCCTCGTGACCGATGGCAGCTTCGTAGCGGTTTTTGAAGTTCTGAGTACCAGGACGGCAGTTGCCGGAAGCCAAAGACTCCTCAAAGGTAAACATGTGATTTCCTACCTTCTGGTAAACGAGCTGATCCTTGCTTCTGGCATTCAGCAGACTAAGAGCCTGCTTGTTTCGCTTCTCGGCGCTGATACGCTGCGCCTCCTTCAAAGATTTGGCTACGATGTGCTCACCCCTTACCAGGAAGCCCTTCACGGTCTTAATATCAGCGATAGCCTTGCCCTGCTCAATCCACTCGCAAGCCACGCCCTGGCGCTTGATTTCGCCACGCACGAAGGTAATCAGACCGCCTACGATATAGATATAATATCCCTTCTTCAGATACAGGGTGAAGGAACGGCGCACCATGGTAAAATTGCATCTTTTGCTATATCCGTCATAATCTTTCCACTCGTAGCACTCCACGCCGTTTTCCTCGGCGATTTTTGCATCGAAACCTCCGTAATTTTGCCCAGATACAGACAGAGGCAGATGAGATGAGATGCACTGAAATCTACCTTTTCGCCAGCCTTATCAAATACGCAGATATGCTCCTTGATATAAGCCTGTTCCTTGGCTCTTGCCTTCACAGCCTTCTTTGCTGCCTTCTCTTCCTCCTTCTTCTCTGCTGCCTTACGTGCAAGCATACTCAGATATTCGTCTTCGTTAGCAAGAACTTTCTCTTCCAAATACTTCTTGAAAGCCTTCTCAGCAAGAACGATATACTTGTGGACCTTGGCTGCACGCTTGATCTCATCCTTCTCGCACGCGCCGATACGGATAGAACCAGCCAGAAGCTCCACCTCATTCTTACCTTTCAGGTAGTCAGTAAGACGCATCCACGTAGCACAAGCCACGGAAACGGAAGAAATCACGTAGTTATTGATGCAGCAGTGCTTATAATCATTCTTGCGCTTGTAAGCCTTCTCGATGTCAGCGAGGAAGTCAGGAGCGATGATAAAGAACCTATTAACATTGAAATCTACAGGAGTACCCTCTTTTACGTAGTAAGTTCCGTAATAACTTCCATAACCATAATACTTATGCTCCGTATAAACATCCATCTTATAGCTATCTGCAAGCGGAAGATCAAAGATGCAGGAAGCAGCGCAAAATTGGTACTGCACACTCTTACCAAAACGATGGATAGAAACCTCGCGACCCTTGCGCTCGTCGGCCTCGTCAAATCTGAACGAACCAAAGCATACGTCAGCGTCTTCATGAACTTTGTCCTTAAACTCCTTGAAAGTGATAATCATATTCTCTGCTCATGCCCTTGAGACTTATTTGGCTATCTGGCACAGCCGATTATTATTAGTATTATATATTATCTTCTTATTTTATCTGATGCAAAGGTACGGATAATTTCTGAAACCACCAAATAAAATACACATAAAATACTATTTTAGATGTATTTTTAACGTTTTATCACGTTTTCAGTACTCTATACCTTATTTTTCAGTCATTGTTCGCTTTGAGATGTCGATCCTCACATCTTCAATAGATGGTGCCAGCCGTGGCAGCGAGGGAAAAAATGCTGCTGCTATCCTCACGGACCACAAGCAGCGTGTAAATCAAATGCGGACGCTTCCGCTAACAAACATTTAAAATTTCAAAGTTATTCTCAAAAGAATAATGCACCCCGCCATGGTGTCGCTCCACGCTGCCGGTCTGCCGGACGGGGTAGGGGAAGGCTTTCAGGCTTCCCCTGTATGGGATGGTGGGGCATTATGGATAACCCCGGTATATCTTATCCTATGCCGCATTATCTTGCGCATAGCACTCATTATAGTATGCCTTATATTCTTCCTCCGTCATACCTTTCACTTTAAGCATGTTTTCCCAGTAGCCCTCACGTATATGTTCCGCCTTAAACTCCTCGAAGGTATGAGGAACGTAGCCGTCAGCAACCCAGAAGGCCTCATGTTGCAATTCGATACCATCGCCTATCCAGCACCCTGATAAGAGTTCATTCTCCTCGTCTGGAGTCGCCTCGTCATCCTCCAACTGCTCGTCGAAATGCTCGATGGCATACTTGATCATCGTACGGATGTCCTTTGCCCAGGAACTGGTATCGTCAGGGCTGATATGGCACTCCTGCGATACCATCCGCACAAGCTCATCGATACCCTTGTGGCTCTTGATATATGCGTTGTGGTAGAAGTCAAAAGGGATGACGTGATCCAGCTTCCATCCCTTCTCCTCGTTAACGGATGGTCTGCCGTATGCCTTTCGGCTCTCTTCTGTCACCTGCACTTCATTCTCTACATTCTCTATAACGTTCATACCGTTCTTATTATTATTCTTTGCTTCCATAAATTCTAATTTTTTAATTGAGTCTATATTTACTTTAATTTTGTGAATATTTGCTTATAATAAACTTCACATTCGGAATCGGATAACTTTTCGTCCTTGCGTTCATACTTGGTATAATAGTTGCCGTACATATCTTTATAGCGTCCGACATACTTATAACCAACGTTTTTGTTAACTCGTTTCGCATGTTTTACCGTACTTTCTTTAAGTACTTTCGAGACTTTCTCCGATGTCACATGCCCATTTGCAAATCTGCGTATCTTATATATATCTAACATATATTCTGCCATAACTTCTAATTTTTTACACGTTCTATAATATTCGTATAATACCATACCGCTGCCTGAGCCATCGCATCCTGCAAGGCTTCCAAATACTTGTCGATAGCTGCTGGCGTATCAGTATTGATATGCTTATCGGGATATTTGCCGCCCAGGTCTCCACTGCCAAGATGGATGATGCAGAAGGAGCGGTCCTTGTCGTGGGTGGCTACCATACCACGGCGCTTACAAAGCTCCACAACCTTGTCGAAATATTGTAGCTCGAAAGTCACTACCTGGAGCACACTCCATGGGTATTCCTGGGCAGTCAGCAGAAATTTTTCCTGCTGCTGCGAGATAGCGAAATTATATATAACTGATGATTTCTTCATTTTTCTATATGTTCTATAATGAGTGATTACTAATTTTTCCGATGGGCTATAATAGGGCAACGCTTAGGCTGCCTTGCCCTTGTCTATATCGTCGATATAACTTAATGTGCTCACCTGGTCACTAACCTCATCATAGGCGTAAATCTCCGGGCGCTCATCGGTATATCCATCTGCCTCCAATTCTGCCTTCACAATATAATAGAGCATGTATGCCAGATAATTTGCCTGGTGAAAAGCCTCCGTATCGAAAAGTACCCAGCCGCCCCAGTCGTCGATGTCATTACTCAGGAAGGAGATAAAACCACTTGAGCTGGTGCAATTCTCCTTGATCCATCCGGCTATTTTATCACGGTGATTTTTCGCCTTCTCTATAATCGCCTTCTTAGCCTGGTGAGTAAGTTTGATGCGAACCACGCAAGCATCATTCTCGTAATTATAAAAGCGTGGCTGCCATACCTGAAGAAAATTCAGTTTAATATCCTCGTGTATATACTGCTGCATCCATCCTTCCCAAACCTCGGTGTACTCCTCGCAAATGGCCTTGTAATATCCCTTATAATCAAAAGAGAAATCCTTATCCTCCTCAAATCCATTCTCAAGACCATAATAGTAAATATCATCGTCTGGGCTCCAAATAGAGCAATAAAAGCCTTCAAAACCGGCTAAACGTGCATCGCACACCGTTGTAAATTTCTTTTTCTTTTCCATAACCTTAAAATTTTAAATGTTCTATAATATGTTTCTTTTTATTCCCAGGGAATCCTATTTTTGAGGATTCCCTGATTTTACACGCACGCTATAATAAGGCGTGATAAACGGGTATCTTACTTCGTTAACGATATACTCCACCGTTGGAGTGCTCAAAGTAAGGGTATCTTGGCAGATTACCCGTCCGTTCATTCCATGAATCATCATGTTCAGGGCGCACATCTTACAGGCCAGCGGATCTGAATCTTGTGCAATATAGCTATAAGGGCGACCGGCTGAATGATTCTGCTTGCTAACCTCGATAAAATGAGATAGAAGGAGGCGACCGCTGCCAGCAGCACAATCATTCACTTTTAGCCCGTCTTTTTTCACGCTGGAGGCTTCTTTTTTCTTCGTGCCTACAAGTTCACTCATCAAATCCGAAACAGCCGGAGGCGTGAAAAACTGCCCCGTTCTGGAAGCCTTACCAGCTATCAAATACATTTCCTCATACAGCATGCCGAAAATATCAAGCCATTTTCCCTGCTCCATAGCCTTGGTTACATCATCCATCCAGGCCAAAGCCAAAAAGCAGAAATGCGGTTTTGCCTGAAAGCGTTCCTGCTGCCATTTCAGAAGACCCTTGAAATCATTCTTGAACGCCTCCACACTGAATAAATCCAGAAGGTAATCGCAAAAATCATTCAACGCCATCTCATAAGGTCGGCCGTCTTCCTTTACCTGCTTGGTCAAAACATCTACATATAACTTTGCATTAAACATAAATCTATAAAATTTAAAACGTTCTATAATAGGTGAAAATTCACACGTTCTATAATAGGTGCCCTGGATGATGCCCAGGGCCACCTATAATATTTTAACTACACTTCCAAATACCGGTAACTAGAGGATACTGCTGCAGGTCGTGATCCATCGCGAAGCCTCGAATATACACATCTTCGCGGATGAGTTCCTCGATGAGCTTTTCCACTTTGCGCACCTTCGCCACGTACTTTGCGTAATTCTTCCGGGTGCCATGGAGTCTCTTAATTTCATGCTGCAGCTCGCTTATCTCTATATCTATAATAGACACTGCCTTTTCCGCCTCCATGCGGTCGCGCGGCTTCCACTGCCAGAAATTCTCAAATTTCTTGTACCATCTATAATAAAGGCGCACATGGATTTCCTTATAAGGACCAGCACAGCTATTTTTTACAAGGTTCAGACTATCATCATCAAAGTAACAATGACAACCCGTAGCAGCGCCTACAGACTCCGTGAATCGCTTATTTATCACCTTACCATCGAAGGTGCGGCACACAGATTTTAGCGCCTTCAGCGCCAAAATTTCTTTGTTGGAGCGGTCAACGAGTTTTTCGACGTGTTCGCGGTACTTCTTTACCTCCTCATTCTTTTTACGGCGAAGACAAGTTTTTACGGCGTTCTGGTAATCTTTTTCCGTGCCTATAATGTAGTTTATAGGCTTGTTACGATCAATCATACCACGGCGCATGTAAAACTCATTTTTCAGGATTCCGTATTCCTTTGCGTTTTCCTCGCTGCTGAAGCGTTCCGGCTTCGTGACGGAAACGGAATCGCTTATCCATGCGAACACGTCGCCAAAGTCTTCATTCAGATCGCCTAGGCGGGCTGCTATCATTACGATATTCTCTTTTGCTAAATTCTTAAAATCTATCTTTGCTTCCATAATTCCTTAAAGTTTAAAATGTTCTATAATAGGGGGTACCGGCGGGAATGATCCGCCGTTTTGGGCTGGTTACCTTTGCACCCGGGAATCTTATATATTATAGTGCCGCCATCATGGCAACGGACGCGCTAACGGTTTTTGCCTGGTTCTTGTTTGTGATTTCTGGTGTGTGATCACGCACAAATTTCTTTTGTTCGTCGCTTAATGCTGCGAAATTAGCCGCGAATGCTTTTATAAAGCGTTCCGCCTTCTTGTGTTCATCAAGGGCCAACGCCTCCACTTCGAGGCGCAAAGGTTCACGTAAGTTCTTGGGAAACTTATCTATAGCGTGATATAGAGCCGTCTCATACTCGAAGGACTCCCAAGTGCGATTATAATATGATACGCGGGTGTGCTCATAATCTTTGCCACCACCTATAACGTAAACATGATGACAAAAACCATTTTTTGTATTTGTAGTATTGCAGAAAAAAGAAATCTTTTCGCCGTTAACTATAAAATCGAAATTTGTTCTATTATAAATTTTTGTTGCCATAATTTCTAAATTTTAAAATGTTCTATAATAAAGGGATAATAAGGGAGCCGGAACCGGCTCCCATGGATTTATTTAATCGTCGAGTCTAATTTGTTCTAAATTATCTAAATCATAAATAGCCAACTGTCTGTTAACTCGTGCAAGTTCCAGGGCTTTTGCACGATCCTTCACAATTACGGTTGCATCGTAATAATAACGACCATTTTTTGAGTTATACCAGCCGCCAAAAGCGAGGCCATCAAAATGAGAGGCTTCTCCCTGATTCTGCATTTTTTCAATTACATTAACTACCTTTACGAGACCTTCAGCGCCAAACGAGTCTTGAGTAACTAACAAGCCTACAGCGTAACCAGAAGTTATAGGCTGCAAAGTTGCAGCGTTAACGGTGTAACCTTCTGGATTTTGCGCGGCGATTGCTGCGATGGTTGAAATAACTAAATCCTTTTTCATAACTTTTAAATTTTAAATGTTTAATACTTTCTTGTTTTAATTTTGAGGCTATAAAGGGATCCGCCCCCTTTACAAAAGCTAAATGTTTTCACCGTCTTATAGTGTAATGTATCAATACGATATACTACCTATCAGCTCGCTACATTTCTTTATAATAGCCCGTTGCTGTTACCCGCCGTTTCCTTAAGGTTAACGGCGAAAATCCTTATATATCTAATAATAAGTATTTACAACTTATTATATATTTTTCATTTCATTTGTGATTTTGAGTAACTGCCTGCAGTTACACACAAAATATAAATATGTCAAAGATCAATCGTAAAACTATTACCTTTTGTTTTACGCTTGCAAAGGTAATATATTTATTTGTTCCGTGCAAATATTTCCCGCAAAAAGTTTATGTTTTCCTTTATTTTTAACCTTTAATCACAAATAAACGCCTTAAATATACATATATTTGCAAATAAACTTATTTGTTCCCTATTTTTTTTTGTTGTTACTTGATATTTTAAATACCTTATTATATATAAAAAACTGTTGGGTGGTGCTGCATCCTGGTGGCTGGTGGGGTGGTGCTCCTCCTAGTGGGGTGGTGCTCCTCCTGGTGGGGTGGTGCTCCTCCTAGTGGGGTGGTGCTCCTCCTGGTGGGGTGGTGCTCCTCCTGTTGGGTGGTGGGGGCGGCCTCATATTGCCAGCCGATCCCAGGCAGGCGGGCAGGCGGGAGTCGTTTCAGGGCGGCGGGGGTCTCGCGGCTGAATGAAGGTTCTCGGGTTTTTCTCAAGGTTTGGATTTCTCTAATTATCAATTATTTATCTTCTCCTCTCGGGCGGTAAAAACAAAAGGTTATCTCTCGTAAAACCTTAAATACCAATAGTTTAGAGGGGATTTAAAATTATTCTAAAATAATTCACGCTATCTGAAATCTTAGATAAAAATACCTAAAATATACGCTACATAATCAAAAAAAATATATAGAAAAACAAATAAATATATAACTTTTAACTAGGAATATTTGCAAAAACCAAATAAACATATTACCTTTGCACCGAAATTTAAAGAACATATATATAAATAAAGAAATTATGAAAGAAAATATTAAGCCAAAATCGGAAATCAATCTTCGCAAACTGATGCAAAAGTTAGGTTTGGGTACCAATGCGTTCGCTGAGAAATGCGGCATGTCATCGCAATCAATGTCGCAGTTCCTCCGCAACAAGTCATTAACGACAAACACTATCTATCGCATAGCTATGGCTTTGGATATAGACCCTCGTGATATGTTCTTCCCGACAAACGAAAAGGATGATCTTTTCTCGAATGCTGACAAGAAAGAAAACGAGGATGTAGCAGAAAATGAGCCAGCCTATCCGGTTCACGAAAACGGACTGGTATCAGAAAACCAGCAGCAGCAGATGATTCAGACTTCCACCTTCTGCCCTCACTGCGGCAAGAAAGTAAGGGTGGGAGTGGTACTATTAGATAATTAATAACTAAAAAAAAAGTATAACAATTTAAACAGGATTGAAAAATGAAACAGAACTTTTTAGCTATGATGAAACATTCCATGATGGCCGTCTTCACAATGGTGGCCATGGGAATGATTACGGCAGCGCTCACGGCTTGCAGCAGCAGCGAGGATGAGAGCGAGAAGAATGCGGCAAAGGTGAAAGAATATCTTACCGGCAACGAATGGACCATCAACAGCACCAACAGTACTTATTCTTATTACAAGAACCACATGGTTTATTATGAGGATGGTGGCGATCTGACTCCAGGCGGTTATGTTATCGAGCCTAACACTGCCTTCGGTTACTGGCAGATGGAGGGCGACAAGCTTACTACCCACTTCGAGGTGGGCACTCCGAAAGGCTTCAATATCGGCAATCTGCTGAATGAGACTATCTCGGGCGTGCATCTGCAGGAGAGCAACAAGCTTACGGGTAGCAGGGTATCGGTGAGCATCGATATGCGCCCAATGATTGTGGGTACCTTCGCCAACGGCAATGAATGCCAGATGAGATGCGGCAGTTCGCTGAATGATATATCCGATGAGACGGACCACGACGCTGCGCTGAGGGGTACCTGGTATTGCGTCATTACCATTACCAAGGACGGAAAGAAGGAACAGCGTATGGGATCCATGACGTTTAATGAGGACGGCACCATGCGCATGGTGATAGAGGGTAATGAGGATTTCACTACTACCTATACCACCAGGAACGGAAAGGTTACGATCAATGGTTATCTGGTAAAGGATCATGTGGCTACATTCTATTATATGAACCTCTACGGTTCGCTCATCAAACTGTATAGCTGCGAAAACGGGTATCTTTCATCTATATGGAGAAAGAACAGAGATGAAGCATACCAATAGCTGATGAAAAGGACTTTTAAAGGTAAAAGAGTAACAAGAACTTTTAAAGGTAAAAAGGTAAAAGAGCCTGGCGGGACGGGTGCTTTACTGTGAAAAAACTGGACAATTCTTGCGGATATGACCGAAGATTTACAGATGATTTCTCTATTTTTCTCCGATTTTCTCTACGTATCTCGTTTTTTCTTCGTATCTTTGCACCCGAAAATCCGCTGCCTCGCAAGGGTTGCGGTGTTATAATCTTTAAAAAAGTATTAAAAAACGATGCAGCCCTGCCGTCCGCGATGGATAGCAGGGCTTTTTTTACCTTTTTACCTTTAAGAGATTACCCTTCAAGCAAATCGACTATCTGACCATAACCACCTACAGCCATGACAGGGCAGAGTATCTTCTTGATAAGGATAATGTCCTCAGCTTCAAGGTCCACGTTATCGGCATCCTTTCCTATCTTGCAAGCTACCCGATAAGCACGCAGCTTTTCTTCGCCCGATAGCTGAATACTCTGATTGTCTATCACCTCGAAGAGTACCTTGCCTACAATATCGCCCATAATCTGTGGCTTGTAGGGTTCCTCTCCATTCTCGTTCTTTACTGGTGTTACTATCACCTCACCCTTCCAGTTCTTGAAAGGTACATTGAAATTCTTTTTCATATTTATTTTGCTTTCATGATTCTCTAAACCAATTTACATTCCAATTACTACCATATATTAATTCTGTTGTCTGATTTTTGCAAAACGAAACGTATATGTTTTTAGTTCCCTCTAGGGATAAAAGAAAGCGGTTATAATGGCTTTGGAATTGCATTATAATCGCTTTCTTTTTACTTTTACTCTATGGGGGAGTTTTATACCCCCCTTACATTGAGTGGTGGCTACCAAATTACTTACTAGATATTTCAACTTTGGGGTATCGTGGCTTTTTCTATTACTTCATTCACCGCCACGATGACGGCAGGGATGAAGTTCTTCTCCACGAACTCCTTGATGGCGGATACCTCCTCATCGGTGTAGTCGGTATCATTGCTGCCGTTCCACATCTTCGTGGAGAGTGCCACGTCCGCCAAGCCCCTTCTGCCAGTCTTGTAGATGGCGTTGGCGATTTCCTTTCTCAGTTCCATCTGCGTGCGCTGCTCGCTATCCAAGGAGAGGCGCACCATTACGTTGTCTAATTGCAGTTTCATAATCTATTATATATTTTTAAAAACGTTATTTACCGACGGATTCCCTAAACCAATTTATTCTCCAGTGGTCGCCTATCCAGATAATCTCCGTTATCTGGTTATATGAGTCACTCGGAAAATTGTCCGTTTGACCAACATGCATGCTATATATATTCTTGCTCGATGATTTGATATGAAAACTTCCAGCACCTTGTATGAACTTGTAGCATTGTCCTCTCTGAGGATTGTCAGGGAGGGTGAGCGTGATGCCCGTAACAGAAACATATATCACGCAATCCAATTCCGTTAACTTCATACTGTAATTCGCCATTCTGGTCATCGGTCTGAATCCCGCATACATTCCATTCTCTGCATATATCGCAAAATTACCATACACATTACTGCCCATGGCTCCGTTATAATTGACGTCCTCATACTGATATTTGTCATCGCATCCTGTTACGGATATACACAATCCTATTTTGGCGGTATCACCAGTAGTCATAGGGAAAGAATCTTGCACAAGTATATTGCTCATCAATGAAGGCACTGAGTAAACCCAATCGTTACGACCCACCCAGATTAGCCTGTTCCTTTCCGATGTCCACTTTTTTGTTTGGGGCGAAAAAGTTCTTTTGTACTCACGGAATACCATGTATTGGTTGTAAAGAGCAAACCCCGGCTCTTCGTCATCGTAACCTGTGAGGTATCGGAGACTGGATTCGTTAAGCGAAAAGCTTCCAAGCGTAGCACTTTTAGACACCATGTGACCTTTATTCGTTACATAGAACGGAGAGTTTTTCGCCGTATCGGCTCCAACGAACAACGGAGCGTATGTATCGTCAATCTTGCAGGCCTCTTCCTCAGTGTTGCCAAAGTAGCCCACCTTGTTCGCCCCGTCATTACTCTTCGCCCAAAGATGCTTCACCTCGATTTGGTCAGCGTCAATGAGTGAGGCGTTAATCTTTCCGTTAGCGAAGAGGGCGATGGTGGTGCCATTGTTGTCGCGGAAGATGGTGTTGTTGGCGGTGATGGTGATTTTGCCATTTGTGATGTCGATGCCTGTGGCGAGCAAGGCTTGCCTGTCCACCATGTCGGTTCGCTTCTCCGTCCAGTCGGTCATGGTGCAGCCGACTTCAAGCTTAGGTTGGGCTATCCATGCCTCGGTAATATCAGCTGCACGTATTAAAACGTCGGTCGGGAGATTTGAGCCTGCAACTCTCCAATGTACGTAAAATTTCCTCCATGTTGGCTCTAAAGCAAAATCTATATGACCATTCGATATATAGCTACCATTCGTTTCTTTGTTGTCTGTATAGATAATTGGTGTGCCGTCTTTGAACATATAACAGGTGATGCGACCTGTACCCTTGGCAAGGAACGAGAAAACATAATCTGTGCCAGAGGTAAGCGAGAGATTTCCACTCTGTGTTCCCCACATTGCGATTTCTGTGTGTGTATCTTTCTTCTCGTTCTTTGCGTAGGCGACATTATACTTTCCTTCGTAGCCATTTTCGATTACCTTATTGACAAAATTCACATTATCATTGTCATCATTCGCAAATGTCGCCGTATTATCTAGCAAGTTTCCCCCGATATAATCAAAATCCTTCTCGGACAACGACCAAATTCCACTGTATTTGTTGCCCTCTTCCATCATCGGACGGCTCATAGATACAGTATATATACCATCGTCGTTAGAACGGAAGAAAAGGTATATCTCTAGATACTCGTAGCTTGCATCACTAGGAATTGTAAACGTGGTAGTTATAAGCTGCCATATGTTGACCTTATTCACGCTTTCTCTTATTTGAAAACCACTACCATCATTTCCTGGTCCAGCATATCCAGCAGGGCGTGTGTAGTCAGATGCCGATGCTTGCCATACCGCCTCCATCGTAAAAGGAATGGATGTAGAATCAGCCTTAATCCAACATGATAGGGTGTATGTGTGTCCTTTTTGAACTCGTACACTTTGAGAGTCCGAAGCGCCTATCCAGTGCAATCCAATAGAAGTCTCTTTTGCTTTAGACGTGCCCACGTATGAGTTAGTGCCAAGATAATTGTCGGATAACGATACGTAACCATTTCCTTCAAAACATACTCCTTCGCCCACTTTCCTCCTCAACGCACTTCCTGGCAGCATGTTCCGTCTGCCCATCGCCTTCTCGCTCACGGTGAGGGAGATTTCTCTTGCCGTTTGTTTGAAATCCGACTCAGCCTTTTTCAGATCATCCTTGGTTGCAGTATCATTAAGTCTATTTGTCACCTCTTTAAACTGCGACTTATAACCATTATTGTCGAATGCTACGACACCAGTAAACTTAGCAACGTTAACAGAGAAAGGAACCTGTGCAAAATAAGTAACCCCACCGTAAGTAGCCTGCGCAACCGCATATCCTGATGTTGCAGAAACCTTACCTTGGCTTACGCCGTCAACAATCACGTCGTTCTTTGTGATATTGTTGCTTGATATAGATACGCTGATGTATCCATTCTCCTGCATAACACCACATTTACAATTTACGCACATATCATCCCTCGAATACACATCGCTGCACTCGTCTGAAACATTCCTGTTTCCCCTCATTATCTTTACCTTCGCAATCTTTGCTATGTCAGGAGACACGATTCCATCATCATTTGTGTCAAAGACAAGCGGAGCGTTCTCGACAAGGACTGAGACTGCATCTTTACCGTCAGTTCCGTCAACTCCATCTTCTCCCTTGTCGCCTTGGTCACCCTTCTGTCCATCCTTACCGTTCCGAATGATAGGTATGTCACAGGTAGCGAGAATTTTGTTTGTATTATATTCGCTTCCCTCGCACATATCAACTCTTACCGAATTTAGCCCCGAATTACTTATCTCTTGCAACATGCTGTAATAGCTATCCTCGCACTTAGGCTCGAAGTCGATGGAAACAGAATCGCCGTCAGATGGAGTATATTCGCTATACGCACTTCCGTCATTAATGGTGAGTCGTAAGGTAACTGGACTCGATTCCGTTGAAAAGCGATTGTCTCTCACACCTTTCACCACCTTATAGCCTCTAACTACAAGATATTTGTCGCTCTCATATTCATCGCCCTTGTCGATATATCCATTCGTGTAGTCGATACTTCCGTCAGAATTAAGCCTGATATAGCTCGGGGACGCCTCAAGGGTGTAGATAACGGCATCCTTGCCGTCTGCACCATCCTTACCGTCCTTTATCGCCGCTATCGTTATCTGACCCCTCGCCAATAATGTTGCCATACACTTTCATCTTTTAGTTTACAGAAAAAAATAAGGGTGAGGTGCCTTATTTTGACACCTCACAAGTAAATGTACCTCTGCCGCTCACGTCAGTGGCAGCCACCGTGACGTAAGGCTTGGTCGAAGCGTTTACCGCACTTGACGTACCGTTCCAGTTGGTAGCCACACCGCTCGCATTGTACTTTGTCCACTTGTACGTGAAGCTTGAAGCATGGCTGCTGTCAGCCTTTACCGCAGCACCATCCTCTACCACCTTGCCGTCCTTCCACACACGAGCGAAAAGCTCGGTCGACTGGGCACCGTTCACGATCTTGTCGCCCGTCAGCGAGTACACCTCCACTACATACGGGTCGCTCGCATCGAAGAACGTGATGATGGCACTTGCAAAATCAGTACCGTCCTTCACCGTACAGCGGAACGTCTGGAAGTTAAGCACGTCATTGGCACTCACATTCAGAGTGCTCACGCCGCCCGAAGTGCTCACGTTGCCCGATGCCACAGCGCTCCAGGTTCCTGCACTGATATTCAGCACCTCCCAAGTCATAGAAGTCAGAGAAGTGTCCTGCACGTTGCCACGGAAGAACTTCGCCACGGCACGCAGCGTCTTGCTGTTGTTGGTCGAGTCGAACGTGTTGCCGTCGGGAGTCTCTATCTGCACCGTCTGGAGCGCACCGCCGCTCTTCGCCAGCGAAATGGTCTTGTAGCCAATACACGTAGTCGTAGCCTTAGTCTCAGGGTCGGTGTATTTACACGACCACTCAATGTTCTTCACGCTGCCGTTCTTGTCGATGTTGTTAGCGAGGTTCAACTGATACGACTTGCCACTCACGGGCGTAGCTACCACACCATCTACCTTCCACAACCATCCGCTGCAGGCTGCGGTCGGAGCCTGGTCTGTAGCACTGCCCGTCACATATACGCGGGCTGTTATCACGTTTGGCTCACTCGACGAGTAGTTCGGAGTGTACACACCCGTGTCGGGGGTGTAAATCTGAGTCTCGCCCTTAGAGCATTGTGTGAAACACTGCACGGCCTTGCCGTCATTGAGGTCAACGATAGTAATCTGACCATTAGCCAATACTTTTGCCATAATCGTTATTTGTTGTTTTTATATTGTTATATGTTGCTATCTATAGTCTTCACTTCTGATATATACACACGACATCCGAATTGTGCCTGTCTGCTCACGTCGTCACGTGTGATAAGACACGAGCGCCCCACGCCCTCATGCAGCGTGTTCCATACAGCATCGTCTTCAGCGTCAGCCGACTGTCGCCACCATGACCACGAACTGTTGCTGATAGTGTCACTTATGTCTTCGCCATTGCGCAGCAGCGTAGCGTTGAGCGTCATTTTCCCCGAGCCGTTAATCATCACCGTGCCAGTATCGCTCGTTATCATCACCTGATAAGCCACACCGTCGTCGCCTTTGATACCACCAGACAGATCCTTTCGCCAATATACAGTACCATTAACCGCTTTCTCTGTAGGAGTAATACCCTTAACAGGCTGCTTATCTCCGTTATAGATAAAAGTCCAATAGGCATTATCGTAGCTTACCCTGTCATAATAATAATAGTCGGTCGCCGCATCATAAGCACCTCTGTCATTAATGATAGTAATATCTTGTCCGCTCGCACTCTTGAATTTGAACACGGATGATGATATTGTCACATTGCTTGGTGAAATAATGAATACCTCCTTGTCTTTGTGAGTAAAGTCAGTAATGCCTTTATATCCAACGATGCGAGGGGTGTCTGCACCGGCTGATTCAAGCATGAGAACATTAGTCCTGCTGATACTGCTCTCTTCTCCCGTTTTTACCTGATGACCATCGAGGACAATAGCATCCCCCGAAGCTGGAATATCGCTATTCACTAAGCAATTAGTCCTAGAAAGAATAACCCAGTCGAATTTCTTGTCGCCATAAAGGCTTTCTCCATTATTATCTACAATATACTCGCTCTCGGAAGAAATCGCGACAACACACCTCCAGTATTCCTTGTTAGATACGTTGTCGTAAACTCCAGGCTTAATGTTAAAGGTCTGACATCTTGCCTGGTCGCCGACCATCCACCAGTTCTGTGTAGCCGTTGTGCCATCGTCTGCGAGGAAGTAACATTTCCAACCATCGCACTCTTCGTCTGTAGATGTGATGTATTCATCAACCTCTCTATTATAGACAACTGGTACAACCTTTACTAGTTTACTGCCAGCACCGGAGAGGTTAATATTACCTCCAGCGTAAGAAACCTTCCTTGTCTCCAGCTCATTAAAGACAGCTTTTCCCCATACAATGAAGTCTGTGAGCAACATCTGATACTTGCCATCACTTCTTTGCTTGATTGCAAAGCCCGTTTGCTCTGATTCCCTGAAATCGAACGACTTCAAAAGCTTCACATTCACATCAGACAGGATAGCGTTTCCGTTTCCATCTATGTAGTATTTAGTCGATTTGCCTAAACGCAAGCCTTTCAGAAAGGTGATTAAGCCTGCAGCCACATCATCCTTATCCTTGGCAAGGAAATGCTTTACGCCAAACTGACCGAGATACTGAGGGGTAACTACGGTATCATTGCTTGTTTCCAGGGTGTCGTTACTGTCAGCAACGCCCTTCAGTTCATGCCCACCTAAGAAAAGACTGGTAATATGTGCCACCTTCGCCGATAATTCATTAAAGGTTGCCTTCAGAATTTCCTTGAGAAAGGTGATGGTATCTGATACGGAATTATACCGCCACCATGCGCCTTCACCGCCGCTGGCTATCGCCTCGTCGGTAGCCAGTTTACCGCAGTCAAAATGCTGTTCCCATTCTCGCTTTCTGGTATTGTCGGCATCGGTCTTTACGGCAGATATGATACCGCCTGTAAAGATATAATAGTAGGCCTCGTTGCCTATCTGCACACCTTCAGTTCCGGAAGATGGAATAGTCTTACCATAAATATCTATCTTCTCACCAGGAAACACGACGGTAGCCTGGTTGTTATCCATGGTAGGCTGTCGAGGAATAGCGATATACACATATTTCCGTTCGCTATCAGGAAAGATAGAAGGGTAGGCAGCAAGCGTCCAGCGCTGATAGTTGTGGCCGGCATCATAGCCCAAGCCGGGCACATTGCTCATATAGCAGAGGACAGAGGCACCCGATACTACACTACACTGGATGTAGTCAGGCTCTCCCATCGCATTGAGCTGGATATAGAGTGCGGTGCTCGAAATCCAATAGTTCGTACTTTTTGCTTCTGTTGCCATTTTTTGTTTGGATTTTTATTTATAATGCAAAGATAAAGGTTTTCGCTTTTTTAGTGGGGACAAAAAAGAACCCAGCGATAGAATCGCTGGGTACGGAGGCGAGAGGGAGATACGCAGCTCGCGGGGGGTTAGATGGAAGTGAAAGGGTTGCCATTGATACCGAGCTTTGCGGTAAAGGAAACTGAGTGCATAACCTTGTTGGTTTTATCCTTGATAGTGATCTCATCATTCAGGGCGATAGTACAAGGGAGCCAGATGTCGTTTACCTTTAACCATACATGCTTGCTCATCAGGAACTCGTGATAATACCATCGCAGCCATTTTTCGGTTAAAGGGTCGCTTTGGTAAAGCCAGCCTTCTTTGTCGTTCTGCTTATCTATAGCCGAGCGTGAGAACTCATTGAAGGTTTCCTGTACTGCTTCCGTATACTCTGTAGTTGTTACGTTCAACTTCTGAGAATAGGATTTCGGAACACTGATGCTCTCCAGACAACCGAAGCGGTTAATGAAGCGGAAGGTGGTTCGGTCTTCAGCTTCAGAAGAGGGTAGGGCATAGACAAGGTGTCCATGAATGCTCTGCGCACCTTCTTTCGTGATTGCCTGTTCCTCGGATGCAGGGGCGGTCAATGAGCTGCTGGTGGCTAGGTTCTGACCTGCGCTATATGATACCGGGTAAACAAAGCTCTCGCCTACAACGGCTATTTCGTAGGTAGCTGTCGGCTTGCAGGAGAGAAGGGTGACAGCCTTAGTTACGCCCGACTTCAGGCGCTCTATATCGCTAAAGGCTCCGGCTATACAGCGGAGGTTGGTTTCACCTTTATTCTTCGAGCCATCGGCAGGATAATAGACTTCGCCCGTATTGGTATGCACCTCGCCGTTATTATCCATATACTCATCGTAGGCTTTAATGTACCAGCTTACCACGGGGTAGGTGGATGGAGTAGCGGTATACTTGTAGCTATCCAGCGTAATGCGGAGAGCAGAGGATATATCGAGCGATACATCTCTTCCCTCGGTAGTAACGGGGATGGTGAGCTTATTGGTTTCGTAACTGCCCGTACCATCATCGAAATGCACTTCCACGATGACCCGATGGAAGGATGGATTCGTAGCCACGGAGGGGGTGATGGTAAAGGTTATCGGGTTTCCGGCAAAGACGGAACCCGATGTGAGATTGATTTTCTGTGCCATATTTCTTGTTTTTCACCTTTTTACCACTTTTAAAATTACGAGATTCACTACATCGGAAACGAGCTTGCAATCTTTCGCCTCTTCCGGGGTAATCTTGATGTGGAACATCATTTCCACCTGCTGGATCATATCGAGGAAATCAATAGATTCCAGCCCTACCTCGTCACGGAGATTAGAGGCAAGGGTTACTTCGTGTTTTACCCACGATGTTTTCAGGCTGTTCACGATGGTGATAATGCGAGAGCTTATTTTTTCTTTTTTCATGTTACCTTTTTTACCTTTTTACTTTTTTACTTTTGAAATGACAAATGATGAGTTTGTACCCCCAAAGCCGAAGGCATTACAGAGGATATGATGAGGATCGTAATACTTAGGGCGCATCACCAGGTTAAGTTTCGGGAAGGCGTTCTCCTCGGTGGTGGCTGCATGGAACAGACGGCCATAAGTGAACATGATTACGGCTTGTACGGCTTGCGATACACCTGCCATCCAACATTCGTGACCTGTCATGCCCTTTGTTGCCACTACGTTCGGACAGATAGGGAAAATTCTCTCTATTGCCTTTGCCTCGGCTTCATCGCCCATCGGGGTACCGGTAGCATGAGCAAGTACTACGTCTATCATACCTTCGTCCAGACCAGCGTTCTCGATAGCATTCAGCATAGATACTTCTTCCTGATAGCTATCAGGGGTAGTGACAGCTTTTCCATTGGTAGAGAAGCCATAACCGGAAAGAGAAGCGAAGGAATGCACCTTCTCTTCTTTCAGACGAAGACTATCCGATGGTTCGAGAATGATGCAGGCTGCGCCACCCGATGGTGCCAGTCCATTTCTGCCTTTGCCGAACGGCTGTACGTTATCGGGTGAGAAAACACCGAGGGCATCAAAAGCTTCCATGCAATATTGAGATCCGCATTCCTGCGCGCCAATCACAATTACCATTTCCGTCTGCTTGCTATCGAGCAACATCTTGGCAAGTCCGATGGCGTGGCCACCTCCTGCACAGGCTGCGCTCACGGTAAGTGATAAGCCATGAATATGAAGGATAGATGCAAGGTTCATGCTGATAGTAGAATTGAGCGAGCGAAACAATGTTTCTACAGACAATGTTCTGTTATGTACTTCCTGACCTATATGATGCACCACCGACCGACTTTCGTAGCATTCAGAATCATTACTTACGATAATAGACACGTTATGATTTTCGAGAAAATCCTTACTTACCTTGGCTTTCTTTAAGGCTTCAAATACTGCATCGAGTACATAAAAGCCATGAAGGGGAAGGCATGCTCTCTGCGCACGAGTGAGAATTTCGTTATATTCTTCTATCCAGACAGGCACATTGCCGCATAAATCGGAATTGTATTTATCACGGCATTCGTCGTGATGTAATCCGCATTTACCCTTATAAAGGTTCATGGCTACTTCTCTGGTACTTCTGCCTAGGGCAGAATGAATACCGGTTCCGGTAATCAAAATTTCTTTATTCATTTTTATTTCGTTTTTTATGTTTCTTATTGTGAGACCAGCGATAGAATCGCTGGGAACGGGGGCGAGAGGGAGTTAGAGGGCATACACCGTTAACTCTACTTCGCCCATGCCCGTCTTAGCATCGATGGTGGTATTCACCTTGTCAATGAGGCATTTCATACCGCCTATATTCCACCAATCCTGCCAGTGATTGGGTATATCTGCCACTTGCGCTACGGTGGTGGTGCATCTTACCATAAACTTCTTCCTATTCAGAAGGAAGTAGGCGTATGGGAGAATGAAGGTATCGAATAGACCACGGGAGCGGATTTTAGTCACTACCTTGCCGTTTTTATCTACTTCATCGGCATTGCAGAGTACCAAATCCTTATACTTCGGATCTTTCAGCCACGATGGTTCCTTAAAGGCTCGTATCTTCAGCGAGAAACGTTCGCCGGTGCCTACACCTTCCTGCACACCATTATAATCAAACACATTGCCCATCATATCCAGTGAATCGCAAGCCAAGGCATACTGTCCGGCATTGGTTCGCCATTTGGATGTGCCGAAATGGTCGTAGTTATAATCGTAGGGTTGCAGGGTGGCATCACTACCGCCACCACGCATTAATGCCACGGCAAAGCCCCATCGTGACTTATCCTGCAAGGGTGAGTTGCCATCATCCGTGCCCGAAGGGTCGTAGCTTTCCACGAGCTTTAACTTCTGTTTCATGTAGAAATCACAGAAAGAAGAAGAGATAACCTGGTTAATCTCCTGCAATACAAACTCATGCTCCATATCCTCATCTACATAAGCGCAGAGGATAGGTTGTTGAGCCTCTGTAATCTGCACTACACTTTTTAGCAAAGGCTTGCCTTCAAAGTCAGTCACATCAGCGGTATGGGTACCATAGGCAGCTTTTACTTCCTTAAAGTAATTCACATCGTTGAAAGGTACAGGCGTAAAGTCAATACTAATATCGTGAATAAAATCTTCGTTCTCCTCACTGCAATCTCCATATTCCACACCCTTGAACTGACCTACCTCAAAGAGTACTGGCTTTAACTCGTTGGAAGTCTTTGCCTCCTTGTTGACCTTTACACGATAGGCATTACCGGTGTTACGGTCGATGTAGCAGTTCTTATCACTAGGGTTATGGATGTTATGGAAGAACTCAATGTACTTCATATCGGTGACGGTTCTACCCATCTTGCTGGATTCGCCATCAGGTAGAGGGTAGTCGATATAGTTATAATCGGTATCGTAACTGGAATCGAGATATTCGCCCTTGGCGTTTCGCATATAACTCTTCTGTTCCTTGGCATCAGCTTCGGCAGAGTAGCGCATACGCACACCGGTAATCTTCTCGGTCACCGGAATCATCGAATGGATTTCGCAGTGGAAATCCCTTGTCTTTCTGCCGCTCTTTCGCATCACGTCGCGAGTGAGATAAGCCGTTACCTTCTTCTGCTCGTAATCGTAGGAGAACTTGATACCGAATGCGTTTTCTAGAGAAGAGATGACAGTGCTCACGCTCTCGTCAGGGAAATTCTCGCTGTTGGCAACCATATAGAGCACGTTTGCCTGCACCTCAAACTTCTTGATATTCGATTCGATGGTGATACCTGTTACTTTCATTCCCTTGCCAGGAGGAAAAGCAACTACCTCGCCCACCTGGATATGGCGGGTGGTAGCCACACCGTTTTCAGTCAGCGTAAGGTCGAGTTCCTGCACGTCCTTATCTTCTGCCTTGGTGATTTCAATCTGACCGCCGCAGCCACGGCTCTCCAACCAGGAATTGATATGCTTCTGATCCTTAAAGAAGCCCGTCTTGATTTCGCCTACGGATTTAGCAGCCACGATTTCCATTTCGGGATTGCTGCCTTTTACGTAGCCATCCTTGTTGATGATGTCCTTGGCATCCTGAATTTCCTTTGCTTCGTAATAATCGCCGTGATGGGGGTGTTCGAGAGAATCATAACCGCAGACAGTAGTAAAGAAACAGAGATGTTTCAAATCCTCAATTTCCAGCAGGGCACGTTTATCGAAGGTGACACCCAAATAGGCAAAGAGGCAGTCGAGGAAATAGAGTACATAGAAGCAGATGCCCGATTGCGGACGTTTGGCATCCAACACCCAGTAAGGATAGAGGTCTTCATTCGTCCATGAGCACTTATCCATTTTGATGAGGTCACTCGATGTATTCCCTTCATCATCCAGGGCATGATGCTTGTAACAGATTCGGGCATTGCAGTAGGTAGCAGGTCTGCCAGCGCCATCCGTCTCGTCATAGGCTGCCGAGGTATTAATATAGTTGCCGTTGGCAGTCTCTTGCGGTACATTGATTGTTATCGCACCAGAAGAATAAGATTTCTTACTCTTGTTGTAGGCATCGCCGATATAGTGTGCCGTATCAGTAGAGGTATATTCCTTGCAGCTTGCGGGATAGGAGAAACCGAGTGCCTGGGGTTCCAGCACCTTACTAGCTCTCAATGGGTCGGTCGTAACGGTGGCGGTGGTATTCTTTCCACCTTTCTTACCATCGGAATGGAGGTTGACTTTTACTACCGGGTTACTCCAAATATCCACCCTCACATTACCAATTTTCTCGCCGATGATAAGCTGGTCCTTTACCGGAATATCACGGCATTGCAGGTCGCTGATAAGCTCGCTGAAGCTCTGGGTGCTGGCATCGATGTTCATGCTGAGTGAGTCGGTTATTTCCTCATCGTCCTGCATGACCAATGTACCGCTACGGAAAGGCAGTCCGTCGGCATGAATGCGAGTAGGCAGGTGCTCCATATTCACGGCTTTCATGGCGGCATGAATATCTTCGATGTTCTTTACCAGCCATCGGTTGCCGTCCAGCGGAATAGAGAAAGGATAGGAGAACATTTCCGTATCGTTGAATACGGGGTTCTGATCCTCTATGTCGATGGAGAAATCATCGGGGAGTGCCACCGGCTTATCATTGATTAATATAGAGAGATGTGAGTTCATATTCTGATTTCTATTTTTGCGTTATCGTATAAGTCTATGAGGCGACGGGTGAAGGTGTCGATGAGTGCCGTACCAAAGGCATTGATTTTCTGATGCCCATGGTCGTGAAGGGTGCCATCTGTGATGAAGACTACACTCTGGTCGTAGCTTTCAGCCTCGTTGCATGTTACCAGGTGGGCATAATTTCGGGCGATGCCGTAACCTGCCTTGATGGTTGCCTTGCTGCCATCCAATAGCTCTACCTTGCAGCCTTCATTCATTACGAGGGCGGTAGCGGCATTATGGAGGATGACGTGTGCCTTGCCTAAGACGTATATCTTTCGGGAGGAATAGAGATGGATTTCCTCGTCTGTATCGCCTACGAGGACGGTACCAGTAGGCGAGTCTTCATTATAGAAAATGCCGCCCTGGTTAATATCTGCCTTAAACTCCGGATATACTGCCCTGAAAGCATCGATTACCTGCTGCGGTACCTCGGTGATTAAGCCGTGCCAATACTTTCGCCATGCCTCGCACATATCGGGAATGCTTTGCGTGCTCTTGAAGGCATGCTGCGATTCCTGGCAGTTGCCACTCTGGGCGAGGATATTGACGCAAAGGGTCTTGAAACGCTGCGTGCGCTGTTCTGTGGTTTCTTTATTCTTTGCCATTTTTTTTATGCTTCAGCATCCTCTTTGGCTTCTTCTATAGTTTTGGTGAGAATAGCTTCATAGCCCGAAAGCTCCTCTTCGGTCACGATGTCAGAGTAATCCTGGCGAAGTTGGTCTATGCGCTCCTTGATACCTTTCACTCTCGTCTGGGTAGATAGCTTATCCTTACGAAGGATATACTTGATGCGAGCATCGGCTTCTGCCTTGTGCTTAGCGGCTGCATCGCGGGCTGCCTTTACTTCAGGGCGGTCGTTGGCAATCTTCTCGGCTACCTGCTCGGCAAAACGAGGGTCACGAGACTGCGCCTTCTCGTAGAAAGGCTTAAACTGGGTACGGAGGGTCTGAGGGTCGATGGTAAAGGTTTTCTTTACATAGGCGATATACTCAGGGTCTCCGGTCTTCTCGCTCAGTCGCAGATAGCACTCGCCCATCTCTCTATCTACTGCCTTGAAGATCTCCGGAAGAATATCACTTTCCAGCTTTACGGCTCTTGTGGCGAGTTCGGCAATCTCATCCTCGGTATAGATAGCAGTCTTGCCTTGTGAGATAGCTTTCTCGTTTGCTTCTGCCATCGTCTTTGCCTGCTCTGCCTTGCTTGCCATTTCGCTACGGAGGTCACGCACGGTGTTCACCTGCTCCTGAAGGGCGGTAGAGAGGTACGGACGCAACTGCATCAGGTTTGGCATGGTGGCAGCGATACTTTCGCCGTTAGGATTGGCTACGATACCATTATAGGTAAGCGGCTGTACGGTGGTGTCCGGTTTCAGATTAGGGAAGAGGGACTGCTTCGCCTCTTCCATAGCTTTCTGCTTCTGAAGTTCGGCATAGGCTGCCTGCTCCTCTTTGGTAGGGCGGCCCACACGTCGCTTGTCGGTAGCAGATGATGATGCAGCGTTGACTTGAGAGTTGCTGTAGCTATTAAGATAGGCTATCATTTGTCGGGTACGGCGATGATAGTCCCTAAACTTTCGTGAGTTGTCGATAAATGAGCGTGCGTTACTTGCACCTTCCAGGATAGACAATCCCTGCTCATAGGCATCTTTCTGCTCCTGGGTAAGCATTCTTGCACCGATAGCTGGTTTCAAAATGCTGATGATTTCCTGTAATGATAAATTTTCCATAAATCCTTGTTTTTGTTGTTTATTTGAAAATTAAGAATATTTTTTGCCTGTTTTAGGCTTGATTCCCGATCAAACGTCAAATTAAGCGGTTTTGAAGACGCTTGATACGACATAAAACCGAAAATAAGCCTTTTTAGCACAAGATTGGTGTGACGAAGATACGAGAACCTTTTTGGTTGTTCTGGTAGCCTTCGCTGCCGCCATTGTCGTTCGATGATGAAGCACTGGAGGCGTTACTCGTAGATGAGGAAGGGGTGCTGTCTTCTGATGCGTTTTCCGCTTTGGCTGCATCGAGTTTGGCTTGTTTCTCGGCTTCCTCTTTCTTCAGCAACCGGTGAATGCTTTCCCTTACGGTTATGGCATCATTGTGCGCTGTGGAGCGGGTTAACTTATCAAAACTGATAACTGATGTACGTTCCTTGAGATAGGCGGCTACAAGCTGACGTGCCTTCTTTAGCATCTTGTCGTTCTCATCGGCTTGCAGGAGACGAGGAATGAAATCCTCGCCAAAGGCTTCTTCAAGATATTCACTCTGAATGAAAAGCATATCGGGGATAAGACGAACAAACTTGTCTCTGTTGCCGTAAATATCGAGATACGGCTGCAAAGACTCGCAGGTAGGGAAAAGCAGATCCCGATGGTAGTAATAGTACTTGCTCTCCTGCCAAAGGGTTAGGATTTCCTCTATCGCCTCATGCCGTTTCTTCTCGGTTTCGGCTGCATCATCATTACCGCTATCGGTTCCTCCATCGGTTCCTTCGGATGAGGAACCCTGGTTGCTGCCATCAGAAGGGGTACCGCCTTCTGCACCATCGCCCGCTGCCTCGATAGGCATAGGAGTATTCACTTCCTTTGCCCATCCCTCTAAGAGGGAAAGCAGGTTATTGAGCGAGGTCATTGCCGACTGGCGATAGCTTTCCTTGCCCTGCGCTATCTGCTTGTCGGTGGCTACGGCATAGTCGTTGCTGGAAGCTACGTTGATGCCGGAGCCATTCATAGAAAGTGCTTGCTTCTCGATGTTCTGCGCCATCGCATCATTCACAATCATGCGCTGCGCATAAAGCAGAAGTTCGTTCCATGGATCGTTGACGTAGGTACCATCACCAACAGCTTCGCAGAAGACCAAAGGGTCTAGGCTTGCATACTGCTTGCAGAGACGGTCGTAGAGGGATGCTCCCAGGCGAGGCTTCAAGAAGTCCTTTTCGCTGTTATCGAGCATACCTTGCAGGTTGGCTACATCGTCCACGGCATTGCTGGGGAGGTGGAGCCTGAGTTCTTGATTCGTGAAGAGTATCATATCCTTATTTTTTACCTTTTTACTTTTTTACCTTTTTACTTTTAAGAGGCTTCCTGTTTCGCCACTCCGGTCTTCGAGTTGTCGAGGGTGGTCAATACCTCTCGGTCTATCTGCCATACCAGGTGCTCGTCCCAGTCGTTGAAACGGCTCAAAACTTCCAGCGGGCGTATCATCAACTGCTGCAATGGGGCAAACTGAATCTGTTTTACCAGGAAACGCTCTCGCAGGTCGGTACCGCCCGATGATGCCGTATCGCCTGGGGTGTTACCGATGAGCTTTGCATCAAGACCCATGGCAAAGAAGATGATGCTGCTTATTTCCTGCAGCTCGGTTTTGTCGGCATTCGCCTGATCATTTGCCTTGGTTTCGATTTCTACGATTTCCCAAGCCTTGTGCTCTTTTCCGTCGCTGCCAGTGAAGACAGAGGAGATGAGCGCCTGACCAGCATTATCGGGGTTGGCGAGCCATGTATTGATAGATGTGAAGATTTCGTCCTGAATCTCACCGATGGTCTTCTCCTTCTGCTTGCCCTGCTGCTGATAGAGCTTGCTGATATAGTCCTGATGGATATAGATAACTCTACCGATGATATTGCTGTTGCGCTTTCGGGTGAGGCGGTCATCTACGATGGTGAAGGCGTATTCAAAAATGCTGCCGGCAAAGATAGAGTGCCAAAGGGCATCGGCATAGTACGGACCACCGAAATCTCTTGGTGACATGATAAAGCGAGTAGGACGTTTCTTGCGGCTTACCTGCTTCTGACGTGCCTCACGGATATTGCGCTGCAAATCCTTCACGGCTGATGTGGTAGGGAGATAGGGGATAGCCGCTATCTTGCGGTCTTCCTCTTTCTGCACGCCGACGTTTTGAGTAGGGTCGAGCCACTGATTGCTGACGTAGGCATAGTTGATGCGGTAGTTCTCGTCCATGCGCTCCAGGCGAGTAGTGAAGATGCTGCGATGCTTCAGACCGATAACCTTCGGGGTCCACTTGGCGGTAGGAACAGCTTTGCCGCTTTCGTCAAGGGAACGTTGATTGAGCTGGAGTTCTACAAAGCACTGAGACATCAGAGCCATATCTCCTGCCAGGTCGAGGAAGGTCTGCATCAGGTCGTTGTTTTTCAGGAAATCACGAAGCTGGGCATTGGTTTCTTCCCATTTGCGGAGAGCTTCTTTCAGAGATTTCATCTCCTCGCTATCCTCTTCATCGGAGGATAAGACCTGCGATTGAACCGCAGAGAACGGTGACTCCTCCTGCTGAGACTGCCCGTTCTGGCTCTGCTGTTCGTTCTGGCGCTTGGCTTCGGCAGCTGCCTCTTCCCTGGCTTTGAGGTCAGCTATCTGACCACGGAGCAAGACCCCTGCGCTCTCGTAGTGGATATATTTCTCCGTGATGTTGCCACCTACGTACTGGGTGTAGTGATATTTGGCTGCGGGACCACGACCTACCAGTATCTTCTTGATGTAATCTACTCCTGCTGCAGTAAAAGGCGACATACGGGAGAGCATCCAGATAAGGTTTGGCAGTCGGTTGGCCATACCCCATTCCATAAAGCCTAAGCCTTCGGTACCTACGTCCTTCGGTTTACCCAGGTTCTCGCCGCCGCTCGATGCAAAGATAGTGGAAACCTGCTGTCGTGCTACAGAACCGCCTGCGTCGCCACCGCTTGCCGACATACCGGCTGTGGTTAGGAGCATACCGTGAACGTAGTCGTTCCAGGAAAAGACCTTATTGCCGCCGTTCTTAGGCGACGTAAAGGCATCTGGGCGAACGGCTACATAGCCTGCATCTTTCAGCTCCTCACTTCGATTTTGGAGTTGCTGCAGGTTGGTTACTCTGTTTTTGTTTTTGCTTGTCATTTTTTGCGTTTCTTTTTTATGTTATCCTGAATGTGATGGAAGAGAGAAGGGTGGCGATATACGCACACCTATTTCTCTTGTTTCTGAGTGTAAAGTTAGGGGTTTTTATAGTTTTAGTGGGGACAAAGAGGGATAAGGACCAGCGATAGAATCGCTGGGAACGGAGGCGAGGGGGGTAAGATTTTACTTTTTATCCTTGCTGCTTTTTTAGCTTCAAAAGATACTCCTGGCACGTGAAGTTCTTTCTCGGAGAAAAATCTTTAAAATCCACCTTGCAGAACAACATTCGCTTGTTGCACCATCTCGCCAAGTCCTTTTGCCACTGCGGTATTGCATTGTTGGGGTTCATGGGGTCTCTATATGGCTGCGCATAAGCATAAACTGCCCTGCCGATATGGTCGCGACGGAAGTCTTGCAACCGCTGCCACCAATAATGAATGCGGTTATAACATTCTTTAAAATCGTTTTTACCGCCTACCATCGTATACAGGAAATATTCGCCCTTGAAGCCAGCATCATTTATCATCTGCATGGCCCGCTCGCAGGATTTTATCTGTGGTGTAGTATCACAACCGAAACGGATGCGATTATTTATCCACTTCACCTTACCCAACAAGGAAGCAAACTCAGGGGTTACTAATCGTGCATCCATCGCCTGATTAAAATCTATACGCAAACCAAGGTCTATAATCTTCTGAAGCTGCAGCCTCGCATAATCTCCTGCAGCAAGAATGTTATTATCCATCAATACCACATGATCCTTACCATCGATGGCGATTTCTTCTATATCCATATAAGGACGGATGACACCTTCTTTTTTAGGAACCACACACCAGGAACACTTGTTAGGGCAGCCTCTTGTAAGGAAGCCATAAGCCGTATTCTTGGGTATATCGGGAAAAAGCTCATAATAAGGTTGCAGGCTATCTACCTCGGTCGGCAAACTGCTATATATGTCATATCCAGTTCCACCTTTTACCAACTTATCGTAGGAATACTGAGAGAAATCAACATCAGGCGAAAAATTGAACACCTTGCTAGCATAAAGTATATCATAATGCTGATGATCGAAAAGATTTATAGGTTGCGCCCACTCTACATTATCGCCCTGCATTATATGCCAGCGTGCTAGTTTACCTAACGCGAGATTAGGGTAAACCGTAGCGCCGATTTTTTTCTTTTTATGATGCCCATCTACATCTATTAAACCTATATTCATATCAACTCTTTTTTTTCTTTCTCATTTCCCTCTCCTCATCTTTTCCATTTCCTCATTCTCTTTCGACAACCTTTCTAGGTGTTCGAGAACGAGGGAATAGGATTGGGTGTTGACCTGATCTTCCGTTAGACCGGCATACTTCTGCATCGTGGCGGTGGTGGCGGTGTAGATTTCCATCGGGGTTTGCGGCTTGCTTTTGCTTAACTTCTGCACCTTAAACACGTGAGGGTAGCGATGGGCTAGGGTGTGCATGATGCCGCTCCACCAGAAGAGGATGACCTGCCAATTGGTTTCCGGGTATTTGACGAAATAACCTGCGTTCTCGGTGAACTGCTTCGACTCGTAGTGAAAATCGTATTTCGTGATGCCTGTTGTCGGATCGACGTACTGGGTGGTGGTGTTGAAGATGGTGGCAAGGAACATGTTTCTTGCACTGGCTACACTCTGGGCTTGCGTCTGGAGTTGTTCCTCGGTGAATTTATCCATCTTCTTCATCTTTACCAGGTTGTTGCTTAACTTGGTGTAGGTCTGCATCATGTCGCTGGCAAAACGGTACTGCTGCCAAGAGAAACCATCGAGATCGGGGTGCGGACCTTGGAAGGTTTTTGCACGACGATACCACTTGGATTTCTGCCGGATAGATGGATAGGGGAAACGGGTGAGGAAATTGCCACTATCTGCATCCAGCCAATCGAGAAGACCTGCGCCCTGAGCGATGTACTCAGGGGCGGTCTTATCGTTGGTCTTGGCTTTCGGGGAGAGCCAATAGTTGATCTGCCAAAGATAGAGGGGAAAGTTGCTAGCCGACTGGGGACCAGCGATGGAATCGCTGGGAACGGGGGTGCAGAGGGAGAGGAGCTTCTTCAGGAAGCGCTTCTTCTGCGGCTCTATGCTTACCAAGTAGTGCTGCTCATTGATGGGGTCGCGAGGGTCGGGATAGGCATTGATGCTTATCCCGGCAAAGAGGAAAAAGACGGCTATCTTCACCTTCTGCATATCGAAAGGATGGTAGCGGTCCACCTTGGCTATCTGCTCCTGCATGATGGCAGCGAGGGCTTCCAACTGGGAGGGAGTGCATTGGTTCCAGCCGCGGGGGATGGTGAGGTTTATCTGTTCATTCATAACTTCGACTTTAGAACCAGCGATAGAATCGCTGGGAACGGAGGCTTTTTTACCTTTTTACTCTTTTACCTTTCTTAGAATGGCAGGTCGCTGTTCGGATCATCGTAACCTGGCATTGAAGAGTAATCATTGCCTCCATCTGCTGGCGGTACATAGGCGGTAGCATTGCCGACGGCTCCGTAGGCTTGCTGTGGGTACGTCTGCTGCTGGGCGGTAGGCTGTGGCTGATAGAGGCTGGCGATGCGCTTATTCATGCGGGTGCGGATTGCCTTAAAGAGGTGAGAGTTCTCATCATCGGAATCCTGATTCACGATGTCAGGGTCTTTGTCCTTGTTGGCTTCCTTTACCTGCTCTACGAGCTTAGGGAAATTCTTTGCTACTGCCTTGATGTACTCGACAGAGAACGAGAGCTGCATTTCGTGGGTTGGTACACTCACCTGGGTATCGCCACGCTCGGCTGCTGTCTGGCGAATTTTGTTCTTGTATGCCTCATTGAAAGGCCAGATGTTGACTCTCAGTTTAGCCTGAGTTTTACTTGCATCATTCTTAGATGCCTCTACTCTAATTTCGTTCACATCGAGAGGAATGCAAACATATGGACGCTTTGCATTCTTCTCATCGATACCTACTAAGACCTTGGCTCCATTCAGAGCCAAAAGGTCAACGTTTCCATTGTAACTTGCCATTAATCTTTTATCTATTTATTGTTAAAAACTTATTTTCTTGCCGCCATTGGCGATGAGACTGCCGTAGCTGATAGCATTGAGGCGACGGAGCCAACCTGCCTCGAAGACCTTCTGACTAGGGTGCTTGGCGATGATGCCGGAGATGTATTGCTTGCGGCGTGACTTGATACGCTCGAAAAACTGCTTAGGGTTCTGGGCGTTGATGGCCTTGAGGGTTCTGCTGCCCACGATACCATCGGCGGTTACTCCTAGCATTGCCTGTACGAGGGTGATGCCTGGGGTGCCACTGCTCCATACCCAATCTACCAGAATGTTGGCGATGCTCTGGTCTTTGATGCCATCGGCTTTCCATCGGTTCCAGTAGCAACGGCGAAGGATGGAGATGGCATCGGCTTTGGTGATAAGCTTCACGTCCTTTGCGTCGATGCGGCCATCATGGTTTTTGTCGTAACCTTGGATTTGCCAGGTTTTCAGCGTTACGCCCATGTTGGTAGGACCGCCCTTGTCATTGGGATGGTTCACGTAACCTCCTTCAAAGGAGAGGATGAAATCTACAAGAGGTTGAATCTTTGCCATATCTTTTCCGTTTTATCGTTTTTCTTCTGATGGCAAAGATAGCAAATGCTAAAAAGATGATGGGGACAAAGAAAGCCTCCCTGCGGCTTTTGTAGTCGCAAAGAGGCTTCAAAAAATGTTATCCCAATCTTTTTTCTTTAAATACTTGCACTCGCTAGTGTGAAATCCATATTACCTATATCAAAACAAACTACATCGTAGCGTGAGCGGACATATAGTCCCATATCTTGGTACAATCGTCTTCTTCGGGTTGCCAGTCTGCATCCTGGAAATAAAAGAGATAAGCTGCCTTGATGATTTCATCTTCTGTCATATCGCTACACAGGTCAGCATACATGGCATTGAAGGCAACATACTTATCCCAATCGTTCACCTTTTCACGGAACTTCATGCCCTTGGTGGCATTCGCTATCTGCGATTTGGTCCAATGTGCCCCGGATCCTACCAACTCGCCATTCTCGCCTTTCTTGCTATACACAAGATGGCAGACATCATGGTTAGCCATTTTCTCACTGTAATGACGATCATAGAACACTGCGTGCTGATGACGGAGGATGCACCAGTACAATTCCGGATTTGTTTCCTCCAGGGAGGCGAGGTCGCAGCTCAACTGCTCCATCGCCTCCATCATCTTCTTCTCGGTAGCCACGCCGTGAGCACGGGCTTGGTCTATCAACTGAATATACTTCATCGTTTCTTACCTTTCCTTTTGTTGGTGGATAGTCATGCGATGGCGAGTGTTAAAGGAGCATCGCACACGAAAGTCTTGCTGCAGGAGCAGCAGGCTACCTTGACAAGACGGTTTTTCACGCTGCCAAGAGATGTGGTAACGTTAGTGATTGCCGTAGCAGAGAAGACAGGAATGGTGAAATCCTGACTTACTACCTGCGAGCGGGTGCAACAGGAGCCGCAGTTGCAAGGCACGTAACTGATAACACCCTCTACATGAATCGTTATGAGATATTGCGAAGTACCCACGTTGGCAATACTCTTTACAGAGAACTGAGGGTTGAAAACCGGAGTCTCATCCACACATGATGGAGCACAGAGCTGCTGCGTGATATTTACATCATAATAGGGAGCAGTGGCGGTTGCACCTACTGCAAGCGTAGCCATGATGCAGGCTGGAATTGTTCTTTTATTCATAGTCTTTTCTGTTTTAATAGAGCGACGACTTCACCGCCGCATTAATGTTTCACCTGATAGCCCTGCGCATTCTCTACCGGAAGGTTCTTCTGAAGAAGGTCGGCGAGTTCGTCAAGATCCTCCTCGTCAAAGGTTATCACACCCTCCAGGATAGAGAGCGGTCCTTTGTAGCGAAGCTGATCTACTACGTCGTGTGCCATCTGAGGAATGCTTTCTTCGGGAATGTTCCCGAAATACTTAGCAAGCATCGGAGTGACAAGCGCATTGACCACAGGCTGAATCATCGGTTCTACATCGGCTTGCAGAGAATAGCTGCCGCTTACCAAACCCAGGCTGCCGATGGTAGCCTGAAGAGACTGGAGTATAGGCAAGCGCATCAGATTGCCAGCCGCTATCTGAGAGATGGCAGGGCGTGCCCATTCGGACACCACCGCTGCCAGGATTTGCGAGTTCTTGTAATCCATATCGTTTTTCCTTTTATCCGAAAATACGGTTACTGATTACAAGCGCATCCGCATCCCATCTGACATACATTGCCCGATGGAATCATCAGCTTGGTAACACTCGTAAGTGAAGCCACCTGCGATTTCAGCACGTCGATGTTGGCGTTGGCAGCGGCATTATATGCCATCTGCTGTGCGTTGACCGCCTGCTGTGCATCCTTGTTGGCATCCACTTTGTTTTCGAGCTGGCGAATCTTACCGTCGAGATACTGAGTTATCTCTACCATTTTCTTGTCGGCATAGTTCTCGCTCTTCTGGATAGCAAGTTCCGTCTTCAATGTAGAGTTCTCCTGAATAAGGTTGGTCTCACCCTTGGTTACGAAGCGTGAATCCGGGTCACTCGGATTGGAAGTCATACCATTGTTGCCTCTGCCGAGGTTAAACAAGGATGCGCCTCCACCCAGCAAACTGGTAGCCAAACCTGCGATACCAAGTCCAAGGGCGGTATTACCCAATCCCTTGCTGGCAACATCATAGTTGCCATCATTCGTTTTTACCTGCATAGTTTTTTGTGTTTAAATTCTTCCAATATCGGAATCGTATGCAAAGGTAACATGAATGAAGTAAACAGAAAAGTGATTTTCATTAGATGTTCTTGCTGATAAATCATGAAGCAGGAACACTAATAGAAGGATAAGAAAAAGTACAAACGTGCAGAAGTGCATAAGTACAAATGTACTTTGATACTAAACTACATAGTTTCTTCCAAAGCCTTGATATACGGGATGGCTTCGTCCCTGATAATGTCGAGGAAGAGTTGTGCGGAACGCTTCATAGGTACATCCTTCATCCAGTGGGCATTGCTCATCAGTTCTTCTCCTATGCACTGGATAGGACGAGCTATAAGGGTAGGGTGGTTCTTCAGATACAGCTTCGGCATAAAAGTAACCAGGTGAGTATCTTCTATGATGGCAAGGTCTTCGTTTGGATCGCTCACGATACACTTTACATTTAATTTGGCGAAATCGTTCTGCAGGTATTGCTGAAAGGTGTTGAAAATACGTTCGCCTACATCGGGCATGATGATGCCGTGCTTCAGCAGGTCATCGTATATTACCTTATCTTTCCTGGCAAGAGGGTGTGTGTTTCTCATAATAGCACAAATACTGAATGGGATGCAGGGTTGGCTCTCGATACCCTCGTTGGTATAGGCTTCGTTCATCGTAAAAGCAAGATCCAGCATGTGGTCTCGCAACAGGCGGTTCAGGCTCGTTGCCTTGGTAAATTCGGCATTCACTCTTACGTTAGGGTATCGCTCCATGAATATAAGTGCAGCCACACGGATATAGGGGGCGATAAAGGAACCTACACCGATGCGCAGTTCTCCGGTCATGCAGTTGTTGATTGCATTGATATGCTCCTTGCAGTCTTCCGTCAACTTCAGTATTTCCTTGGCACGTGGCAGAAGTGCCTCCCCATTCTCGGTGAGCATGATGCTGTGCGATGTGCGTATCAGCAGCTTGCATCCCAGTTCATCCTCCAGAGCCTTGATGTGCTGACTGATGGCAGATTGGGTGACAAAGCATCGGGTGGCGGCGATACTGAAAGAAAGCGTCTCTGCCACATACGCGAACGAACGTAAATGTCTTAGTTCCATAATCTTTTACTCTTTTAGTTACACTATATATATTAAAATTTTATGCTGCAAAAATAAGAAAAATATTCTATACGGAAACGCATTTTGCATTAAATAATCTAATTATGGAATAAGATATTTGATAAATGAAAGGTATATGCAGTTTATATGCAAAAAGCCCCGGTACCTTGCCTTATCTTACTAAGACTCAATACCGAGGCTTTGATTTATAGAGTAAATTGCCAATGGAACGCATTGGATAGGGGAGCGATTATTCATCGTTCTCGCCGAGCGTAGAGGTTTCATCATTGATAGATGCTACCTGCTTGCTCCGCTTAGATGACTGCCGGGAAGCGGAATTGGTATCGCTCTTGTCAGTTCCGCTTACACTTCCCCCGATGTGCCTGCGCCATTACAGAGAGAATCCCAGCCACTCTCTGGGGTAGCAATCTCGTAGCGGCCATACGTTGTAGGGCTAAGGGTGCCGCTCAATGTGACTGTACGGTCATCTTCTGGCTTCTTACCTGTATCACCCTTGATGTTACCGGAATCATACTTGAAGTCGTGCTGCTTGTCATAAACGATGATTGATTTATCACCATCCTCGATGATGTAACCACACTTGAGGTTATTGAGACCACGAGCCACATAAGCAGTATCGGCGTTTACGCTCTCAAGAACGTAGTCCAAGGTCTGCTTGAAACCCTTCTGGAAACCGAGGTTCTCCCAGGTGTGACCCTGACCGCCATCCTGGCACTCAAACTTGTAGAGACCCTTACCTTTCTTGAAGGACGCAGCTGTCAGCGCTGCATAGGTGTTCTTACCTGCCTCTGGTGAGAGAGGAGCAGCAAGCTCACTCTTGATAAAGACATATACGTTTACGCCAAGACCGCCGAAGTTTTCCAAGCAATCGTTCTCGGAAAGAATATCTTTGATCTCTGGGCATGTTACATTTTCTGCCATAATTGTATCTTTTTTGATGATTAAACGAAATGGCGGCGGAAGCCATATTCCGCCAAGTCAGACGACCGCCGCCGAGGATTTATAGAGGCCTGCCTTGCCTGTTGGACCAGCGATGGAATCGCTGGGAACGGAGGCAGGAGAGGATTAACCATTCTTCTTGAAGAAGGCGGTGAAGCCCATGCTCATACCGGTAGCGGTAGTCTGAATAGTCTTCTCCTTGCTGCCGTTGCTCCAGTGAGAAAATTTATCGGTTGTGCCATCCTCTGCTACCAAGGTGATAACCTGGTTAATGGTTGTGGCTACTGGCTTTGTGTACTCCTCGCCGTTTACCTTCACCTTACCGTCGGTAACAGTAGAACCATCCTCCATTGCGGTTGTTACCACAAGGTTAGAATTGATATAATCACCAGCAACATACTCTGCTGTTGAAAGGTTGCCGTCTGACATCGCAAAGGCGTACTTGAACGGATTGCGAATACCTGCACCCTGGATTGACTGAATCTGGAACTGCACGTCACGCATATCATCATCGGTGCCCACCTTAACGCCTACGTAAGTCTTGTTACCCTCAGAATCAACTGCATAGACGAAGTTCTTAGGGATGGTAACGTACATGCGATCACCCTCACCGAAATCTGCAATAGGGCAGAGAGTAACACGAGAGAGACCTGGGAGCTTGAAGTTACCGCCGTCCTCGTACTCAACCTTGAAGTTGCCGTGGAACTTGTTAGCGTAACCTGCAGCGATGTTCTGGGCTGTCAACTCGCTCATATAAACGAGAACGTTCTGCTTGCGCAGACGGGCATCCCACTTCAGGTGCCATGTCAGGAAGTTGTCGTATGGAGTAGAGTCGTTGTTGTCAGAAGGCTCTGCGATTGACTCGCAAGGAATCAAGTTGCCGTTAGCCTCGCTGATAAGACCGTCCTCGATGTCATGCTTGACACAGGTATGGTAGCCGTCATACAACGCCATAGCCTGCTGTGAAGCTGGAGTACTCTCGTCGCCCTTGTCAAGACTGATGTCACCATTCCACAAGCAAGCGGTAAGGTTGTCGGCATAGTTGCTAAGGATAGCGGTAACAGCCTCTGTAGCGAGAGGGTACTGACCCTGTGCGTCTGTGCCGAATACTGTTTCACAATACTTGTCGATGTTATCAGTGTAATGGTCCCAAGCGAGCTTCACTGTAATTGTGCGCTCCTTCAAGAAACCAACCTCGCTGTTCACCTTAGTGTGAACATCCTTACGACGGGTGGTACCACCCTTACGGAGCAGAATGTGGATAGTGCGCTTATACTGAACACCGGAAACGATGTCGATACCCAAGCGGTCCATCTCCTCTGCATCGGTGTAACCTGGACCCATAAGGATTTCCTTAGTTACCTGCTCGGCTACGTGCTGCAGGGCAGTAGTGCCGATAAAATCTTTAGGAAGTGTTGCCATAATTTTCAACTAATAATTAAAAAATGAATAAGAATGTTTTAACCTGAATACTTAGTGTTATCCTGATGATGGAGGGCTTACTCCTCGCCTCGCTTGAAACGCTCGAAAGCTGCCTTGCGCTCAGCATTGGTCTTATACTTCGATGGGTCGAACTCACGGAGGTTCTGAGCCTTTGCACCCTCACCGTTGTTCTGAGGTGCTGCACCCTGTGCTGGCTCCTCGCCTGGGTTCTCGTTCAACTCAGCAATCTGAGCGTCCTTGTCAGCGATGGTCTGCTGGGCAGTAGCGAGCGAAGCCTGGACAGTCTTCAACTCCTCATCTACCTTAGCCTTCTCCTCATCAGCCTTTGCCTTAGCGTCGTTGAGGGCTTTGATGTCCTCATCTGCCTTAGCCTTTGCCTCTTTCAGATTCTTGATTTCCTCGTCCTTCTTGGCGATGGTCTCAGCAAGTGCATCGTGCTTTGCCTGGAGATTGGCAAGACTCTGCTCTGCTGTGGTGGCTTTCTGCTCGGCATCAGCCACAGCCTGCTCCTGCGATGTAAGATGAGCTTCGAGGGTATCGAGCAATGGTGCATTCATGAATGCGCCTTCCTCCTTCACCTCAATCTGCTGACCATCCTGCATACCGCAAGCGGCATTGATCTTTGGATAATTTGCCATATTGATTGATTTTTGATGAATAGTATGTTGATGATTCTCTTGTTTTGCTGAAGAATCCTTGTCTGGCTCCAACTGAGGGTCGTGTGCCGGATGGTCGGATGGTTCGTTCAGACTGTTCTTAGTTTCATCTTCATCAGACGACTCTCTGCTGATAGGCTGCGCTACACCATTATAAAGGTCAAAGCAGCGCTTGACGCAAGAGAGGAAGTCACTCTGATCATCCATCAGAATACCCTTCACGTCTTCGGCATTGAATACCTTGCCGTGCAGATGCTCATCCTTTGCGTTAGGACAGGCTTTCTTAACGTCAGCTCTGAACTCCACACCTAACTCAGCAAGTTCTTTTACCAACTTCTCGCTATCGCCATCATTGGCAACATCACGGAACTCACGGTTCTTGTCGAAACTCTCAGGGTCGTACAACTCATGATAAGTTTCATCAGTAAACTGGTTTTTGCTGCCATCAGCCTGCGTGTAGAAGGATGCCATCACACCGATGCAGCCGATTTCGTCCTTCGGGTGCATGTAGTAACGCTCATCGCAGAGAGAAGCGAGATACATACCAGCCGAGGCACACATGCCGTCGATAAAGGCAATGACTGGCTGACCTAATGAACGGGCATAATTGATAGCCTGCTCGTAATCGTTCTTTGCCCAAGCCGAGCCGCCAGGAGTATTGATGATGAAGATGTGACCTCGACAGAATGAATTGTTGGCTGCACGGATCATCATGTTGCGATGGTCAACCGAACCATAGGAGCAACCGCCACCATTACGGGTAATCGGGCCGTCGATGGTAAGTACCGATACAAACGGAAAGTCCTGTGCCTCCTCATCATCTACAATCCAGTTGCCGCGAACCTTTTTGCCATCCTCGGAAATCTGATATTCCTCGGGGTAAAAGATTGAGCCATCGGCAGCCTTCATGGTTACGAAGCCGCAGGTAGGTGCAGGGCGTTCGTATATGGCATGCGCATTCAGATTTTGCTCCAATGCCTTACGGATTCCGTGAACAAAGTCAGGCGAAATCATCCACTTCTTCTCGGTCAGAATTTCGTATAGACCTTTCATTGTGGGTAATAGAATTTTAAAAATTAATGTATGTTATCGTTATCCTGAAAACAAATCTCCTTACCTTGTTGTTATGCTAGAAGACTATTGATATTTTCTGATGGCAAAGGTAATGGAAATGCGTGGGCATATAGGGACAAAATAAGCCTATATGCCGAAATAGCTATGATTTAGGGGAAAACAAAAAACCCTGCGTTCCTCACGGACTGCAGGGCAGCAAACAAAATTAACATTAGATATTTATGAATAATCTAAAATAAACTAGAAGTTAATTAAGTACTGAAATTTATATGATTGATTAAGCAATCGTTATCGGAATAAACTCAGACATCGCCTGACAGATAGCCGTAATGCTACGGGTCTCTGCATCGTTCTGACTGGTTACGGAATCGGTAATATTGAAGGTGCCAGGCAGTGTATGGCAGAGATAAAGCGAGTCATCCTGCTTGCGCAAGACTATATAATAGTCCTTTCCGTGCATATTCTTGATGATTTCGGGTATATTCTCCTTTCCGTCACGGATATTGGCGGTAATCTCGAACTTGAAGACGGTACCATTGCCACCTTCTGAGGAGTCCTGTTTGGCGGTGATGCCATCAGATATTACATAATTATTGCCCTCGCTGGTGGCAATATGGAGTGCTTCGCCGGCAAACTTGCATCCGTTTATCTGCAATATCAGCGGTATGCTGAACGGAATAGAGACGGAACTGTCCCATACGGCATAAAAATAAGCATCGGTTACTCCCTCAAGAAATAACTCTCTGCAATTATCGGGTAATTTCATATCGTTTCCTTGATTTATCTATTATTTAACATTTGTTATCTTACGAATTAACACCTATTATATAAGGTGTAAAATCATAACCACTGCACTTCATCGATGCGATTGGACTTATCACGGCTATCTTTATACTGCATATCCACGCAGGAATAGGACTTGAAAAAGCAGTGCTCCGTGCGGAACCACCTGCCGATGATGCGGCGCAACACGTCTTTCTCTTCCTCGCTGACTTCTATGCCGTAGCGCATTAAGTACCGCTCCAGCATGGCGTTATGAGAACGGGCGATAACTCTGCCTTTAGACGTGCAGAAATCGAAGGTAGATAGTGCCCATTCCACCAGACTGCGCTTGAAATCGTTGTTGAGTGATACCGCCAGCGCACGCATGCCGTGCGTATCGAGTGTAAAGGTAGGCTTTACGGAATAAACGGTATCGACAATCTCTACTTCGCTGGGCAGTCGGATGCAGAGGTAATCATCATTGGCTCCCTTGCCATCGGTCAGGCGACCATTGAGCTGCTGAACCTCCTGAAAGGTGAGCCAGCTTCCGGCATCACGGCGCATCATTACCTTGCCTCCGGAAGGGTGCCTGCCCGTGAGCATATTGCACCATTGCTGCTGGGAGAAACAGCCGAGGTCGATACGGCTGCTGCGGGCTGGGGTGTTGATGAGGGAGTTGCGCATGATAAAATGCTCGTGCGAATAGTTACTGAACACTACCGGCTCATCCTTTGCAAGGGTGAGCTTAGGGTCGCGGTGCCGGAAAAACTGGCAGCGGGAGGTGGGGAGACGGAGATAGATATTTGGCATTTTTTGCTATTTTAAGGCGATGCCTTTCTGCTGGGCATAATAGAGCATAATGGCATCGGTAATGTAGAGGAAGTATTTCTGCATGCTGTTGCCTTCCTTTGGGCGTGGTACCAGCTTGTCGAGCTTGGCAGTCTGCTCCTCGCTGAGATTAGGGATGAGCTTCATGCCGTCGATATAGCAGCCACCTGATTCCGTCTTGGCGATGAAGCACTCGTTAAACATCTTGTTTTCTCCGAAGAAGAGGTTGAGGGCTTCTATCATCTGATCCTGGGTGAAGCCAGGGAGCTGAGGGTGCAGCTTGCGATGCTTGGTCGAATAGGTCTTCATACGCTTATCTACATAGGCATTGATGCTGTCGGCATACTCACAGTAGAGGTCATTATCCTTGCTGTCAATATCCTTGGTTCTTGCGAAATTGAAGAAACCCTGCATCTGCTTCAATACCTGCAGCACACCGTCAAACTGATTGAACTCAACACTGCCATTAAAGATGGTTGTCATATACGACTTCACATCTACCACGATACTCTCCAGGGTATCTGTGAGGAAAGTAACCTTATCGAGATTAAGGGCAAGCTGGTCAACAGTCTCCTGCATTCCAGGCTTGCTGTAATCTACATAGTAGCGGAGCAACTGACCGAAGTTGAGGAAATCGTAATTTTCATCACTTCGCACATTTACCTGCACGAGTAGGGAGTACATATTCATCGCCAGCTTCTTATCTTTCTCCTGAATGGCACGGATGAGTGATGCCATCTGTGGTGAGTTCTGCGGAACGCGGCTGGCTGCACGGACCAGTTCATTGCGGTTTTGCACGGCTTCAGCGAAATCGGGGTTGGAGAAAAGGCGGTCCAGGGCAGAGGCATATTTCTCTGACGGCACATCCTTGAAGTTGAAGGTATAGATGGTAGGGAGGTTTCTGATTTGCGCCTCACGCTTGGCCATCACTTGCTGCTGTTGTTTTTTGTTTTTTGTTCCCATTGCTTTTTATTGCTTTTTATTGCCAAGCATTGATTGGCAAAATACTCTATTAATCATAATCACCCTTATTGGGCAATTATCTTATCGCTCATCGCCATCACCGGCTATCACGTGGCGCTGCTGGCGGCTTGCTAGTTTTGCCAGGTTCTCCTCGGCTACTTCTTCGAGGCTTACACCCATCACGTGGGCAAGTCCTGCGGTCTGCCAAAGAATATCGCCGATTTCGGAAAGCATCAGCTTGCGCTCTTCATCGGTTACGTTCCAGATTTGGGTGTGGCAGATTTTGCCATCCTCATCACGTTCGGTGGTGGTGATATGGAGCTTGCCCTTGCGCATGTGCTTGCCAGCCTTGCTTGCAAATTCGCCTACTTCGCCACAGAGGTTGGCGAGCATATAAAAGAGGTTATTACTCTCAGGAAGGCAGGTTGTCATTGCCTTCTGCTGATATTCGTTTAAAGTCATTTTTGCCATAATTTTTTCTTCTTTATTTGTTATTGGACCAGCGATGGAATCGCTGGGAACGGAGGCTTATCTAAAAGATTTCTTTTGAGCCTCGAACATTAATCTCTCCGTGATGATGCGGTTGATCTCGAAACCTATCTCCTTGGCATTAGGATGCGCCTTGCCGGTGGTTTCACGGAAGCGAAGGTCTAAGATATGCTGCCACTCGGTGATGGTGTAAGTATAGGCTACCACCGTATAGGTATCGAGAGGGAGAATGCCGCGGGCATCCTGCGGCTTCATGCCCGATTTCAGTAATCGGCGATAGAGCCAGTCGGAAATCTTACAGCCGGTGAGATAGAGGAACTTCTGCCATTTCGTGCCCTCGTGCAGCCAGTGCGGACGGGCAATCTGAACGCCACCTTTCTTCTCCAGGTTCACATAGCGTGTGCTCTGCTCGCTGATGCAATTAGGCGATGTTCGGTTCAGCTCACGGCTAGTACTGATCTGCGTAGTAACGACAAGCGTCATACGGAGGAGATTGAGTGCTTCCTTGAAATCATATTTCAGCGCCTTCTCGATAAACTCGGCTTCCTTCACATTGAATGGGGACAGCATTTCGAGTATGTTGCCATGCTCGCATAGGAACTGCATATTGCTGCTGATCCAGACTTTTTTTCCCTGCACTGCATAATTGATGTAAGGCGATGCAACAAGGAAAGACCAAAGATGCTTGGGCAGCTTACTGTCGTTCTTGACGAAGAAATAGAGGGTGCCATGGCGGTACATGGAACGATGACCGCTCTCCCAGAAACGGTTGGCCAACTTTACTGCCTGTTCTTCCAGAAACGCTCCTTTCTTGTCTTCAGAAAGATTCTCATCAGGCTGCTTACCTTTGCTCTTGTAGCAAATTCTGCCTACTCGGGCAATCTGTTGTGCGGCGGTCTTCTGAGGCCACCACTCAACACCAGGAATTATCATTTTCATATTGTTTCTTATTTGATGTTTTATATATTAAAAATCTATCACGCCATACCGATTGGAGACAAAGGCAAAGATGTTACCTATCTTATGCAGCTTGCCTGATATACCCGCGATGGGTGAATGGGTAGTTATTTTTGCCATTATTTTATCTGTGCCCAGTCTGTACTCAGTCTGTACTCAGTCTGTATTGTAACGGTACTGGATATTCACTTTGAACTTACTTTACAGCATGATTAGGTATACCCAATTCCTGCTCCCTAATCTTCTTGGCTACGAAAGAAACGTAGTCCCAAAGATGGAACATCGTGCGGTTGTTCGGTATCACATAATCGTAGCTGTTGACATCAATCTGAACACGATACTGATCTCTGTCGGTACGTTCCTCGGAGATACCACGTTTCTTCAGAGTTTCCGGCTTTGCCGAAACATAAACGGTGATGATCTTAACCTTCGGGTAACGCTCCATCAGCTCCATCAGTCCTTTCTCGTCGATGACGTAAATGGCTGCACCATCTACCTGCTTCTTCTCCGTCCAATACTCATAGTTTCCGTATCGGGTATAAGCAAGCATTTCGCTTTTGGGAACGTTGCATTCCTTGACAAAATGATGCTCCTTGCCGTCAACTTCGCCTTCCCGCATCGGACGGGTGGTGTAGGAACAGAGCACATCATAGCCTAGGATGACAGACAACATGAGTGCCACCGTGTCCTTGCCAGCCCCAGAGGGGCCAATAATCGTTATCAATTTCATAATCTTATCATTTTACTTGATGAGTTGTCATCACCAGTCGAAAGGCTCCATACCTTGCCAGCGATGGGTAATTCTGCAACACAACGTTTCGCAGATTACCATAATCACCCATATTAACTACATATCTTTTCAGCCCGAAATCGAAGTCGCAGGGGAAGTCCAAATTGATCTGACGGATGAACTTCTCACCCCCCCGAAACCGGACATCACATCAAACATTACTTTCATCCATCGCTGACCTTTCTTGTCGAGCCATGCCCCCTTCGGGATTTCTACTTTTCTTTTTGCCATAATCTTTAATCTTTATTGTATAAAAAAACTTTTCTTATTAGCCTCTTTCTCTCCATACTTGCTGCAGGATAGAGTGATATTCTCCTTCGCCTAAATTCACCTTGCAGGCATGGATAAGGTAATGATAGCTTATGGTATGGCTGCTGCCTAGCTGCCGCCACTTCTGTGATACCTGGGCAGCGTTGTACTTCCGGCTGCATGCCGAAAGCTCGTGAAACAGACGCTCGCCGTAGGGATGCGCCTTCAATGCCCAACCTGCCTTGGTCCACTCATCGTAACTTTCCGTGATGTTGATACGTCGGCTCACCAGTGCTTTTACGATGAGTTCGATGATGCGGTCTTGCGTGCGAGGATCATTCCAGAAGGCTTTATTGTCGTAGCCATTACCGTAAGCGCTGGAGGCGTTACTCTGCGGTTGCCGATACATCGGTCTTGCTTGTGGTATCACCTGCGGTTCATCTGTCGCCAAACCTTGATAAGGCTGCACATGAGTATTAATATAGATGTGGTCTGCATCATCCCATGAGGCGAAGCGCACACGTCCGATATTGCCACACTGCTTATCGAGCACGATACCCAGGGCGGAATATTCCTTGAGGATAGCCTTGAACTGCTCCTTATGCCTGTCGGGATAAGCCAGGCGAACCAATCCGAAATATCCGGTACCCGAACAAGAACGCATCAGCAAACCGATTTCTGGACGAAAGCGAGACACCATGCGGATATTCTCAAAGCTGGTAAGCTGCTGGTTGTCCTGAAGGTCGATGTCGATGGTGAGCCATCCGGTATGCTGCTGCAGATGGCTTTCTCTTCGGGAAACCATCACACGTTGGCCTGGATGGGTAAGGCTATCGTCCTCGTAGGTAGCGAAGAGACCGCTCAGTGTGGCACCAGGAAGCATCTTCTTGGTATCTACGTATTCCGGCATCTTCTTAGCCTTGCTGCCAAATTCCTGCCGCATGGCTCGAAGTTTTTCTACATACGGCTTCCATCTGTCCGTCAGACAGAACTCACGGATAGACATCTGCTGGATGCACTCGCCCGTCTCCATATCGACGTATCTTCCAAGTGCATCTTTCGCATCCCGATAGATGGAACATATCTCCTCAAACATACCTTACATATATTATTTATATAAAATCTGCTGCAAAAATACAAAAATAAATCGAAAAGAGTATATGTAAGCTATATAATATTTGAAATAAGTTATATTTTTAACATTTAATATAGGTTGAGAGGGGGAACCAGCGATGGAATCGCTGGGAACGGGGGCGAGGAGGATGTTTTTTCAAAAATGGGACCAAAATTCGATTTTTGGTCCCATTTTGCCGATTTTGGTCTCATTTTTATTTTGAAGGGCGAATTGTTAAAGTCCCCTAATTGCTAAAATGGCGTATTTTGTCCCACTGCTGACCCACTGCTGTCCCCATCTTGGTCCCCTATTCTTTTTCAGTTATCTGCTTGTTTTTCAGCGATTTGCTTTATCTTGGTCTCATTTTTATCTCATTTTCTATAAACTAATGTACGCAGAAGAAACAAAATATTTCAGAAATATATAGAATATATGTAAAAAATCCTGCATTTCTCTCGCTAGTTGCCACTCCCACTTATCCACATAACTACCTTATTATCTGATGTTTACGGCAAAGCCGTTAATGCTACTAACTTCTAATTTGAGGTTAGGGGTTTTTGATTTTAGGGAAAAGAAAAAATACACGGGAAATTTTATATATAGTAGTGAATTTCGGCGAAAAATGAGACCAAGATATGTTTTTGAGATTAAAAAGCCCACAAAATCAGCGAGTTATCAAAAGCCCACTAAAATATGAGGTTGGCCGCAAAATGGGACCAAAAAGAAATTTAAAGAAAAAAGGCTGCCTCGCTTCACAGCGAAACAGTCTTGAAAAACATAATAATAATAAACTTAAAAAACTTAACAACTAACAATCAACAAAACCTTCTTCTATTTATTCTTCATAAACTGGTTAGCCTTATCCAGACTGTCATACAGTCCGTCACGACCATACATGTTAACCTTGGCGTTGATAGGCTGATTCAGGCGCTGAATGAGCGCATTCACGGCTTGTAGGAGCGCCGCATTGCTTGCTGCATTGGCTGCTAATAGTCCGTCTGCCGCTGACGCGCCAGACGAAAGATTACCATTGCCTGCTGCAAGGACATCACCCACATTGCCATTATCAAATGCCCTTCTTGCTGAGTTTCTTCCGGAATAGTTGCGATCGTAGTTTACGAGGGCTTTCAGCAAGCCAGGATTATTCATCATCATGGCGTGGGTGGTTTCCCTACCAATCACGATTTCTGGTCCTCTCTCGGCTACGAGAGACGGCTGCCCGTTCACGGTAGTGGCGGTTGGAGACGTAAGCATCTTCACGCCCTGCATCTGCTTGCCATCATCCTCCTTTGCCCAATACACCTCGCCATTATCAGCCACAAATGGCTTCAAGTCTTGAACGTTTCCGGAATCGTAGGTAAGCATACCGGTTACAAGCTTGGTGTTGGTAGTATTGGTATTACTCTTCTTCTTGCTGCCGCTGAATGCAGAATTGAGTGCCCACTGGAGCAAGCCCATGAGGGTAGCCATCACACCTGCGGCTGCAATAGGACCCGCGATAGGACCCAGGAAGTCGAAGCACTTACCGATGGCACCAGCGATAGAGAAGGTCATTCCCGCTTGCGTGCGGGCTGCATCCGATTGGGTGATTGCCTCATTGTTAGCCTGAGTATTGGCGAGGTTGGTAGTGAGTGCCGTTTCCGTCATAGCCATGCCTGTATTCAAAGCTATCTTTGTGCCCTCGGTCTGCTCCTTGTTTCCGGCATCCGTCACATTCGTGATGTTTTGAACACCCTGCGTGGTAACCTTCTCACGATCCTTATTGCCCTTCTTGACCTCTTTACTCAGTTCCTTTTGGTGCTTCTTCTCCTTCTTCAACTGGTCGGCTTTCTCCTTGTCTTCCTTGGATTTACCACCCTTCTTAAACTCGGTATTCATCACACCGCCGATGAAGGAACCAGTGATACCGGCTGCGGCATCAGCGAAGGAACCGCCACCTGCGATAGCATCGGCGGCTGCTGCACCAGTTTGTGTTGCTGCATCATTGTAGAACGCATTAGCATTGTCTCTGTTGCGATGCTCCCATGCACGAGGCGCACCACTGCCCTGTGATTGCGTATTCGGCTGCTCAGGAGTAGCAGGAGGCGCATAAGGAGGCACAATCGCCGGACTGTTATTGATAGGCGAACCATCAGGATTCCAACCGAGAGAAGGCTGCTGTAGAGTCATCTTCTCAAAGTTAGACTGCGGCTGCGGAGTAAGGTAAGCTGCACCCTCATCTACCAGTCGCACGTACATCGGGTTCGCCTTTGTGCCGAGATTTGAGAAATCTTCCTTCACGGCATTGGCATCAGCATTGGCTCTTGCTTTATCAATATCAGGCTGCGCTTTCTTCTTAGCTCGCTTGGCACCTGCATCGTTGATTGCCTTCCACATCTGCGTATTCACGTCGTTGAGCGCCATATTAGCCCATGACTCAAGCATAGACTTCAGAGCGTTCTTGATACTCTCCTGTGCGCTGCTTACATCGTTGCGCATTTCAGCAAATGCCTTGCCTACTTCCGAACCGAAGGTTTCGATAGGCTGCACGAGCTGCTGCATCTGCGAGAGTCGGTTCTTCATCGCCGTTGCCATTTGGTTGACGTAGGCAAGTTCTGCCTCCTGCCGAGCCTTGTCTGCTTCGTCGAGGAGCTGCTTGTTACGTGAGTTTTTGAAAACGAAAGCATAATAATCTTCTGCCATCTGCATCTTCATCTTCATCAGCTCCACCTCTGGGTCAGCGGTAAGGTCGCCGAGACCGAGGTTCGACCACATATTGGTTCGCTTGCCAAAGAGCGCACTTTCCTGCTGCATCTTGCGAAGGGCTTCCTGGTTGGCAAGATTGCGCTGGTTGACCTTCCACATCTGCTCGGCAATCTTTTTTGCCTGGTCGTAGGTCTTTTTCTGCGCCTCAGTATATTCATCGGAATACTGAATGAGCTTGTTGTAGAACACACGCCAGTCTTCCGCATTATCACCCAGCACGCTCTGAACGCGGGCACCCAGTACATAAGGATCATCGCCAAAGAGCATCTGCATCAGCAATCCCCTGCCCTTTTTATCATTGACATCAACTGTATAAAGGTTGGCGATTTGCTTTCTTGCCTGCTCATACATGGCGATGATATGCTTCTTACGTCTTTCTGCAGACTCTTCATCTGCCAACTCAAAATCGGTTGGATTGGCAAAGCCCATCTGATTGAAATCATCGTACATATTCTGCTGCACAGCTCCCGTATAGTTGTGCTCTCGGGCTATCTTCCGTCGGGCTTCTGCCTGTTGAGCCTCCAACGTTATATTATTCTGCTGATTCTTGGTAGCCTTGGCAAAGATTTCAGACGTGATGGAGTTCATCGGGCGGTTCAGACTATTACCCAACTGAGCCATCTTCTCACGCAGGGCATCGACGTTATTCTTTTGGATGGAAGCGAGGAGATTTTGAGAAAGATTCACGCCAGTCTCATCGGTCTTCTCAACAAGATCATTATCCATCGTCTTCTTGAACTCCTCCCAGGTGTTAGCCTGACCAGCGATAGCAAGGCGTACTTGAGCAAGAGCTTCGTTCATACGTCTCTTTATCGGTTCTATGTAGAATTTCTGCTCTGTCTCATCCCTTCCGAGGCTTACCGCCTGGGATAGCTTTTCATTAATCTGACGCTCATAGAAGTTGCGCACGTTATCCATGATAGCGCTTGCCTCGTCCTGCTTCTGCTTCAACTCATCACGCCAGGAA